AGACAACACGGGTTAAATGAGGGGTGCCGGCGCGCTCCATTTCGTGCGCATCACGACTAACTCCCAAAACCATATCACTATTTCTAACTCTTCTATATTCTTTGAAATTTCCTTTTTTATCGTATTCTTTAATTTGAAGATCTATCATAAGGTTTGCGCCGGAACCTTCAGGATCGTCTTGGTATTCGCTGTCGTCTCGAATTGACTGCGGGACAACGTAATCAAACATGTTTGGTGTTATTGCATCTAATTCTGCTCCGTATATGAATGCTGGAGGTACCACATATCCTGGGTGCTTCACACCTGCTGATGTTTCATCTAGACGCTCAACTAAGCCTGCATCACGGGCAAGTATTGTATCCAAAAACTTTTTGTACACGCTATTCATGACTCTATTGTGGAGTCCGTAACACTCAATAACTGACAAGCCTGTCAAATCTGAGAGGAGTCTTACCTGCGGCATTTCATTTTGTTCTGAAACAAAGCAATCATAAAATTGAGGGAATCTGCTGGCGTCAATACCATTTAAGGTGTCGTCTACTCCCATAAATTCGTATTTCAAACTTTTCATTTGAGAGACAGTGCTAAGATCGTCACCTGTTTTATCCTCTTCTCTTTCCATAATACCTGCAGCTGCTGCGCCGGCAGCGTCTGAATTAAAGTTTACCAAGTCGAATATTTCTAATCTAATATTGTCTGTTGGAAGGTTAAAGGGAACCACTTCTGGTGGTGTTGTCGGTGCTTCTACGGTTTCTCCAGGTCGCGGAGGTGGTGGAGGCTTAGGTCTTGGGTTTACCAAGTCTGAAAAATACATATTTATCTGACTACCCAACGTATAGCTTTGAATAGTGTCGCCGCGGTCTGTGGATGGGCGTGCACCATCTTCAGGATACAGTTTTGACTCAAGGGTTTCTCCTCCACTGTCAGTTCTAAGTCCATATCCATTATCTGCAAAATTTAGCCTCATATCTGGGTTGTGTTTTCTTGCATTTCTAATGAATCTAACATATCCACCCCCAGACTTAGCTGGATCCATTTTTATTAAAGACGTTACATTATATCCCAAATCAGGCATCGAAAGAGGATCTGGATCTGGCCCGTAAGGTCCGTCAAAGCCCAGATCCTTAAACGATTTGATAATCAGCCTATCTCTCATACAGGTATTTGACGAAACAAATTTCGATCCACCAGCATTCTCATGTCTGGGATCTGTTGCGTCCGTTGCGCCGGCACCAGCAACTTGGTTTCTAATATCCATTAGCTGGGTATATAAGTGCTCGGCAACATACAGCGGGTATGCGCCACGTTGATTCTGAATTGGTTCTACGCTGCGACCTTTCTCATGAGGGCTTCCAAAAATTTGTATTCCAAAAATTGAAAGTGGTTCTTGGTTTGCAGCAGGAGGCAACTCAGTCGTGTTGATATAATAATCAACATAATTGTCACTAGCAAAAACCTTCCTATGGTGAACGGACAACGGATTACCCATTGTATCTGACATTACCATATTCAACAATCCCCAATTTGAGTTTCTATTCGGACTCCCCTGTCCGGTACCAAGCATATCGGTAGAATATGCAATCTTCAATTGTTCCCAGCTACCTCCAAATCCATTTTTAGACAGTTCTGTTATTTCTGCCGGCTCAAACGGAAGAAGGCCATTGTCACATCCAGGATCGGAAACTAGTGGAGGCATCATGTCCTCCATATATTTTGGAATTCCGTCTTGCATCATTTGTGTCAAATCTTCTAAGTCGGATAAGAATCCGGGGTTATCTGGATCATTTCCTCTGAGTGCGTCAAACATTGTGTCGCATTGCTCTTTTGTGGCTCTTCCTTCAAGAAGACTACATCTTAACTCTTTGAACTGCTCTATTTGTCCTGGGGTCGCACAGAGTGTGGGGTTGGCTGGCATTTCATCATCAGGTGGTAGGCCTTCCAAAAAGTTTCTCATATCATCTTTAAACTCGGCCGGCATCAGGTTTCCGCAGTTACCTAAAAGAGAGCCAATTGCTCTTTTGTTAGGCAGACCTTCACGAAGTTCTGGATATTCAAAATCAATCAGTTGGTCGATGACGCTAAGAACTTGATCGCTTGGTTCTCCCAAGAAAGATTCCATCAATTCTGATCGTGTAGTTGACGATGATATATCTTCTGCAAATTGAATCAATCGATCTCTGTTACCCATCGCTGCAGCACCATCTGGTGAGATTGATGTTGCTCCAAGGCTTTCCATCATATCTACAATTGTGTCATTGACTTGCTCGTCTGATGCATCGGGTCCGCAAATAGATTCTCGAATGACACTAGCAAATGTCTCCTTGCCGCTAATAATATCAGGTAAGGATGCGGCCAGATTTCCAACAGTTGCTAACGCCTTACATATGATATCTGAGAACAATTCACATAGCCTGATTAAAATCATCATAATGATTTTCATAATAAGTTGTTGAATTACCCACAATGCAATAAGCCATAACAGGTACAAGATATCTTTTAAGTTTGCTATTTCAGCAAATGGATTTTCAAATCTCGGGAATGTTAAGTCTGTCATGTTTCGACAGAAGGGTAAGGAAAGATCTTTGAGCCAGTCAAAAAGACCTGGATTAAAAATTGGCGGCATTGGACAATCTAGTGTCGCAAATATTTTAGCTACAAATTGTGCTCCTGGAAACTTATTAAGTTCATCTAGTAATCCCATTAAATCTTGAGAATAAACTTCAATCAGTGCCTTAATATAGGCTTCCATTATGTTATCATCACTTAGAGTATTATCTGCATCTTGTGCTATAGAACCAAACTGCTGAGCCAAAGTTCTTTCGTTTCTTTGCCCCGTAATCGCATTTTCGTTTTTTGGAACACCCGGTACCTCAGCATCACCACCTCCAGTACGTCGGTTTTCTCTTTCTGCTTCAATTACCTCTTCTTTTTCCCAAGGTTTTGTCCAAACCACCTGACCTCTGTTTTGTGCGTCGTTTCTTGAGCCGGTACCGCCGCCTTCGATTGCATCACTGAGCTTTTGAAGATCTGAACCTTCTGCAAATATATCTCCGCTGTTTAGTTTCCTTTGGACTAAAGCATCAAGCTCGGCTTGTTTTTCCGGAGGCAATCCTACAAATAAGGCGCCAAAGTTCTCAACCCCCATAGCATTTAATGCAGATCTGATCATTCCAGCCAACGCCTCTTCAAGAGTAAGGCCGTTCAAAAGACACTTAAGCATGTCCAAAATCAAATCGAATAATCCACAAATTTTTATTTCATCAAACCCGTGATACCAAACATCATCTAAGCTTCCCACAGGGCTTCCACCAACACCGATTGATGAACCAATAAAATTAGCACACATTCTAACAAACACGTCATCACTAGCTATGAGTTCTTTGTAAGCCTGCTCTGCCCCCATTGAGGCAACATCGCCAAAGTTTCCATTTTCTCCGATTGTGTCTGCCCAATCTTCTAATACTTCAGATAAGTTTTCTCTACAAAGGTTCTTGTGAAATTGGTATGCGATAGCATCACCAATACTAAAGGCTTCATCTAATATATCTTGGCCGAGTTGTTTTGCCTCGCTCATTAGACTGTCGCCTACACAACTAAGGGCTGTTTTCTTTTTCTTAGACTTTTTAGATGGATTTTCTGGATCTTCATCTTCGTCTATTGTTGAGTCGGTTGAGTAAATTTTTGGATAAGTGTGTTCTTCTAGAAACTGGAGCCATGGCTTTGGCACTCGCGCAAGTAGATCTCTTTCCATCTCGAACAATTTAATAAGATAGTTACAAGCCGTTGGATCTTTCCAGGCAGATCTTCTGTTTAATGATTTTAGTTTTTTGCGACCCCACGTCTTTGGTTTATTGGGGCACCCAGCAGTCCAAGCACGAAGCTTCTTTAATTTCCTTTTACCTGTAAAAGTAAACTCTAATTTAGTAACTTTTTTTGCATAATATCCCGACACTCCTGCGCCTGGAATATTGTAGCCTTTTTGATTTAAAAATGAATCTAGTTGTATCAGCAGATCTGCCATTTCGCAATCTGCAAAAAACCCTATGTCTCCGTAATTTCCTAAATTGAATATTGCGCCGGTATCTTCGTACCATATATTTCCGCCTTCAATGGCTCGATAAACTTTTAAATATCTATTATATAATCCTAAACCTTTTCTGATTCTTATCAACTTAATCGCCATATCAGCCGCATTATATTTTACAGTAATGTCGTCTAATTCTGGTTCTGGTTCTTCATCTGGCTCTTCGTCTTCATCAAGGTTATTTAACATTGTGAATGATACAGAATAAAGTAGTTTTACTCTTGATTTTGGTCGAGGATCTAAGTCAAATGCAGTGAACTCCAAAGCACCTCTTAAAGTTTCTTTATTTGAAGTTGACATAGATTTGTCATATTCATTAAGGAGACTTTCTACTGCTTCATCCGCATACATTTCAAATTTCTTTTTTAATTGAGTATCTTGTATGTCGGCTGGAACGTCTTGGCCGGTGTTTTCATAGGCTCTTATAGTAGAAGAATCTATAATTTCTGTGAATGGGGTTACCTTTGTTACCTGAAATTTGCAACTTTTCTCATTAAGAAATGGCTCAGTAATGTCTCTTTTTTTCCATTTTGGAACCAGTGCCTTTGGATTTGGTTTGCAATCGGGACAAACATTCTGCTCTAATACAATGTCGACTGGACAATCATCATTTATGCCATCATTGTTTCTATCTTGGTACGGTAAGAATGTAGATACTGCCATATTAAACCTCTTAAATAATTACGTTGTTCTAACGTTTCTGCTGCAAATATATTTGTAGCCAAACGGCTGTAAGTAGTTGACTTCCCACTCTAATTTTTGAGTTCTCATACTGTAAAGAGGCTCCGCAACCCAAGGTATAATCATAGCTGCTGCAAACGAGGCAGCTATACCATGTTGAGCTGTGTCGAATGGATAACTGGTGATTCCAACAATTGAATTATATATGCCTTGTATGAACATAAAATTAAAGACCGCTGCCCATAATTTGTCTACTAAGAAACTAAGCTCTCTAAATGCATCTCTAGTCTGAAATCCCAAAGTAACTGGCTGCATATAAGGGATATACTCAAATCCAGGCTTCCTAAAGCCACCCCAAACTTTTCTTGTACCAGTGTTGTTTCCAGCTAAAAGCTCAATACCTGGAGAGGGGCGGACAATCTTGCCGCCTAAAGAATTTTGTTCACCTTTCATAAAACCATATTTGCAACCATCACATTTACCGGTAACAATCTTTACGCCTTCGCGACCAATAATTCTAACACCATCTGCCTTTATTCCGATACCAGAGCGTGCAATCGCACTACCAATTTTGCCAGATGCTAAACCGAAATTTCTGTCTATATCGGTCAATTGGCTAATATATACTCTTGCAGCATCACAGCCAAACATATTGTCGACGTGAGTTCCGTCTTTTGGCCCTTTTCCATTTCGTGCACATGACATTCGGCCGACGACCAAGTCAATTGTGTTTGCTCTATTGGCGCCTTTGCCGCCATATCCAGACTTTAAAGAGTCCGGACGATCAGAACCTAATATGATGAATGCATTATGTTTGCCATTTCTTAAACCTTGGGAGTCAAGAAGCGAAGCGCCCGGGGCCATTTTAAATTCCAATAAGGGCTCGGGAACGTCAGAGTTATAAAGTCCGCTTTGGAATGGCATTTGATTTGGCCAGTCTTTATCAGCAACTCCTTCAAAATTTTTAGCCGCGTTATCTATAAATTCTCGACGACTCTTGTTAATAAACTTATCATCAATAAGTTTTGTCTTTTTTCTCATAAATCCTTCTTATGTTACAGGTATTTCTTTCCATTGGCCCTTGGCCTTATTGATCCAAACAAAATTTCTTCCTTCAACCCATTCTCCTCCTCCTACTGGTCCTGGGCCATCAGTGTCTGTCCTTGTGGTGCCGACTGGGTATTCATCAGGAGTTGCGGCTGCAGCCGTCGCAGATGTAGGTCTGGGGCGTAGACCTGCTTTCTTTCTTGCCGTGATAAGTGAGTTAACATTCCTATGTTCCATATGCCAAGCCTCCGGGTTTGAACCGCCGGGTTTTGCCCAATTAGGGTGAACCCAGTTATACTTATGCGCGTTAGAACTCATCCAATTATAAAACCTCCCGTTGAAGCCGCCCTTTGTATCATAATCAAATGCAAGTCCCCAACCGTGTTGTGACTGTCCTGGTGTTGATGCTTTTCTACCTTTTCTGCATTTCAACTCTACTTGGCAATGTTTACCACCGCTATAGCATCTAAAGCCTCCGGTGGGCCTAAGAGGTTCCCCCATTTCTGCGTGAAATGCCGCGGCCAATCTATTAAAATCGTCAACAACATCGGCCAGAAGTTTAATTGGAGCTGTGCTGTGTTCTGTTGAGACTTTTCGTAGTATAGAGTCTGGGTAATTTCCATTTTCTACAATCATTCCTGCGCCTTGACCATAGGCGCCCTGATAAATCGCCGTCATCGGTCCAGGGTCTAAGGCTGGCTGTGGACCAGAGCCCGGGCAAGAGGGCCCGCCGGCATGGCCAATACCCCCATTAGCTGTGATTTGTTGTATATCTGGACAGGCGCCACCGGGTGTATAATCTGATGGTGTTATAGAAGCGTTGGGAGTTATTGCTATCACAGTGCCGTGGCCATTAGGAACCTCTTCTCCACCAATCAACCTAACAGGCACTTGTGCAGTTACATACCCAAACTTTTTTGGCCTCAGACCTTCTTCTGTTACAAACAGTATATGACCGCCAACCAGTTGATTGTTCAGTTTTGTGTTCGTAGCGTAGGTTGGGTTACAAGGATCTGCAGGCTGTACTGGTGCGCGTCGATCTCTTATTCTACCAAAAAATTGATATTTTCCTATGGCACTCGAACCCTCAGCCGGGTTTGGTATTCTTCCTTCCATTGCCGCGGCAGCTCTTGCGTCTAGTGGAATAGGATCTGTCAGCACCTGTACAAGCTTGTAGGTTGCAACTCGATCTTGAAGATGGTTGCTTTTCATCGAATCACCAAAGGCCTTAGCCATGATGTCCATTCCAGTCAAATCATCAAAATCAATACCGTAAGACATTTTAGTTACTTTCTCCTTGTATTAAATCGAATAAGTTATTCTTATCGTCTTCCGAAAGCTCTACTGAGTTTTTTGCATTTTTGTGTCTAAGGCTAATCAGCTTAACAAGTTGCTCATTAGAGCGTTGCATTGTTTCTATATGTTTTGCAGCCACAGGGCTGAGGTATTTGTTTTGGTCTGCATCGTTTGCAATTTGATTTGCGATTTCGTTTAAAAATTCGCGTGCGGCCTTTCGGTCGCTTCTTATATTAATTAACGCCTCATCCATCAATGAATCTAAATCTTTGTTATTGCTCATAAACCACCCTTTTCCCAGTCATGTTTAAAATTGTAATATTTCTTTCTAAATTTTTTTAGAGAATTTACAATTTGTTTTGTGTTAAGACCGGTTATCTCTCGAAGATATAGATAAATAGCTTTTTTGTTAAAAATTTCTATGTCTTCTTTTGATTCAAATAGAATATTTATAGCCTTGTATACTTTTAAATCATTGTCCTTCATAGTTGATGAATCCCACGACTTTAATTCTTTATAAAATGAATCCCAGAATTCTTTTTCTTCTCTCTCGGTAATATACGACTCATCGGTGGATAAATATTTTTCTTCGTAATTTTTAGATAAGTTGTCGTAATCAATTTCTCTTTGATTTCTTTTTTGTTGTCTTTTGACTTTGTGTATAAACCAATTTTTTGTTATAACACTAAAATACGAAAAGGCCTTGGAGCCTTTTGCTGGGTCATACTTATCAACAACTGTCATTAGCCAGACTTTACATTCATCTCTCAGGTAATCGATGTTTGGCAAATTAGTAAACTTATATGTAAAAACAATTTTATCCACCATTTCATTAAATGCTGGTTCAATCCAACGTACATATAATTCTGTTCTTTCTCTAATACAGCTACTTTTGGTGTATTGAATTATCGCGTTTTCGTGATCTTTTGTAAAGTAATGATTCTTCTTACGTCTCTTCTTCGGCGGATTCTTCTGCGTCATCCTGCGGTGCTCCTTCTTCAGTTTCTGGAGCCGTTAAAGAATAAATGTATTCAAAAGTTTCTAATTGTTCATTAAAAGATATAGCGTGATTTAGTAACGACCTAAGCGTTTCGTCACCATAAAAAGAATCCAATTGGTACACTGCCTGTAAATGCGAGGCAAATGCATTAACCATGTCTTGTAAATCTCCGAGTTCTTCAGAAATAGATAACAACCTAACAACAACGCCTCTAGAGTAGAGCACTAATCCTATATTTAAAAGTATAGAAATTGTGGTTATTGCCGACAAAGCTATTTCAAGTCGGCTCATGTTTTTTATTCCTTAGTTCTTCTTTTTCTTTTTTTAACAACTCTCTGTTTTCCTCAATATATTTTTTCGTTATCTCTCCAACTTTAGACTCTTGATTATTGTTTGTTTTTCCTACTTTAAAAATATGAACATTGGCTAATACTTTTTCCATAGAGCCTGTAGTTTCACATTCTTCGCAATCGGTATAAACCTCTTCTAGTGTATGAAAAACATTTACAGTATTTCCGCAAGCCTTGCAGTTGTATTTGTAACGTGGCATTATTTTACCATATTTTCTAAATCTTCATTAGTAATTGCTTGATCGTTAGTAACACGAACAGTTGGCGGATTTGTTACAACCAAACCATCTTCTGTCTCTAAAAGTTCAAATCCTTTTAGAATGGGTACAATATCAAGTTCATTCAATAAAGACTCTTGAAGCGCCATCATTATTGCACCAAGTGCTTGATTCGATAGTTTGTGTGCTTCAGTTTCATTTTGTTCCATCTTTAATCTCCTTTTTCTAATCTATAGCTATCGCTATCAAAATGTTGTGTTGAAAATTCAAAAAGCTCCGTGTCTTCGAGCGCAATCATTCTATGCCGCAATCCTCGATAAACGTGAAAATTGTCACCTCTACCAAGAATCACTTCTTTTGCAGTTTCTAAATCATCATTATCAGAATATTTTACCAGAATTTTTCCTGATTGTATATAAAACACTTCGTCCTTTAGCTTGTGGTAGTGCCAAGAGCACTTCTTGCCCTTAACAAAATACAGTAACTTGCCACAATATTCTTCATTGTTGACAATCCATTTTTCAAAGCCCCAGCCTTTAGGTACGAAATTCATTTCTAAAGAAGTCTTCATCTCTTATTCCTTTGTCATCGACATAAATATCACCAGCAGGTTTTCCTAAAAATAGCATATGATATTTAACCCCCCAGCTTTTAAGTTGTTCTGCAGTTAGCGCATAGAATCCTTCAATTGCTTTTTGTGGGTTATTATCATGTCTTCCCATTCCACGTGCTGTTTGCATAATAATAGTGTTTCCTTGTTCGTACAATTGATTCACTATGTCTATTCTCTCTTTAATCGGTTTAGAGGTTTCATAATCATAGCCCTCTATCTTTGTACAAAGCGTACCATCAATATCAAAAACGTAAGTCATCTTTTAGACTCCAATATGTTTGTTGTTGAGTAGTTATCAATTCTATCAAAAAACTTTAATTCTCCACAAAACTTCTCACCAATCACCGGCTTACCTTTCCAATCTGAACCAATCACCATAAAATGAGGTGATACGCTACGGATGATAGTTTCAAGCTGCTCAGGAGAATCAAACTTTACAACCTCATCTACCGGCTTTAAAGCTTTCAATAAAAACTTTCGGTCCTCATAGGTGTTGTATGGTCTCTTTGGTCCTTTGTCTTTGGCAACTTTATCATCGGAATCTATGCCAACAATAAGATAGTCACCCAAAGATTTAGCATACTGAAGCATCTCTACGTGTCCGCGGTGGAGAACATCAAAGCAGCCATTTGTCCATACTACTTGTGTCATGCGGTACTGACACCTTTTTTTTGCACTACCTTGGTGGCGCTAGCGTTTGCACGCTGTATTGCTTTGAATATGTCATTAGATATAACATAATTGGCTGCCAAGGAAGCTATAAACGTGTCGCCGGCGCCGGAAGTATCTTTAATTTCCACCTCTGGTACAGGAAACTCCACGCCCCTGTGTCTAGCTCCTTTGGGTCCAAGTGTGATTATCATTTTTTCTATTAACTCTGGAGTTAGTTTATGTTTGGTTTTTTCATATTCAAACTCGTTTATTTTTATAAACTTAATATCTTCACACCAGTTTCCTAATATTTTCTTAGTATCTAAAAAAGTAACTTGATGTTTCTTTGAAATTTTCTGGATATCTTCCTCAGTTAAAAATCCTTTATTGTAGTCAGATATGACAACCGCATCATATGTATCAAACTCTACAGAGTCAATATCAAATCTTCCATATTGTTCATCATTTTCGTCGATTCTAACAATAATATAATTTGTTCTATTGTCTACAAACCTTGTTTTTTTTATATCTTTCCAGTTGTCATTAGTTTTTATATCTACTTCGGCTTCGCGGTGCATTTTTAATATGTTTCTCCACACATTCAAAGCCATGCCTGGATTTTCTGTTTTCTTATCGGTTGCCTTAAATACAGGAACAGGAGCTTCTGGACACAGCCTTACGCAGTCTCCATACTGATATATGTCCCTACAACTTTCTCCAACAACCAAAATACGCATCAGATAGATACACCCTTTACAACATTACAAATAAAGTTTATTTCTTGTTCAGTTAATTCAGGATAATTTGGCAAAAAGAATCCGCGAGAGTGAATTTTATCGCTTTGTTCCTCTCTATATTCATCGTATGAATCTGTCCAAAAGGGATGGCGACCAAGATTTCCGGCACTATAAATTCTAGTTTCAATACCTTGCTCAACAAGTCTACTGACGATTTCTCTCCGATGCTCAGTGCTGTCAGCAATTGCCCCAAAAGAAATTGAAACTGGGTTGTTCTCACCCCAATCCTGGAACTCTACGTAGCCTTTAAGTTTTTCAGCGTAAAGCAGATGATTTTTGTTGCGCTGTGTTGAAGCCCACTCTGCTTTTTTGATCTGCCTAATACCAAGAAAGGCCTGCAGGTCTGTAGATCTAAGATTATAGCCGGCTACAAAAAATGTGAACGGGGAATGAAAATCATCAATTCCATACTTATCCATCATATCACTATAGGTTTCTTTATCCAGATCCTTGGCCCAGCCATGGCTTCTGAGCATAAGAAGCATATCATACAGTTTCTTATCGTTTACATTTACCATACCGCCTTCGATTGTTGAAAGCTGGTGGCCAAAGTAAAAGGAGAAGGAAGCCATATCGCCAATTGTTCCAACCATTGTGCCATCTGCATATGATGCACCGAGCGCAGCACACGCGTCCTCAAGTAAAAGAAATCCGTACTTTTCTTTAAGTTGTAGTAATCTTTCTTTGTGATGTGGAACGCCAAGAACTTGCACAAATATCACAGCATCAGGACGTTCTCTTTCGCAGATGTCCTCAAGTTCATCAAGGTCAATACCAAATGTTTCAGGATCTGCGCCACACATAATCGGTTCTAGACCCAGTTGCATGGCCGGAGATATAGTTGTAACCCAGCCGACTGAGGGCACTACAATCTTTTTATTGGGGATTAAACCACATTCAACTGCAGTAGCTACCATCAGCAGGTTAGCTGACGAACCTGAATTATTGAAAACGGCGTAATCCGTACCGATATATTCAGCCCAATCTTTTTCGACTTGAAGAGTAAGCTCACCTTTTGTTAATCTTGGATAGCTCTTAAGCCATTCACAAAGTGCATTGATATCCTCTTCGTTAATGGTTTCTTTTGCAAGAGGGTATTTAATATTCATATTTTTTCCTTTATTTAATTGCTTGTATGTTCAAACTCATTAGTTTGCCATTCTTTTTATCCATATGTGGAAGGTATGACTGACTGTAATCGTCAACATAAAAATGTTCGGTCTTCGACCAATCGTATCTCTCTACTTTTTCAAAACCTGTATTTAAAAGAGCTTCAGTAAGTGTGTCTTCACTCCAGGCATGATAATGAAAATCAAAGTCATATTTTTGGCCACCATAAAAAAGCGCCTGTACGGATTTAAAATCATTTGTCATAAGATAGTACTCACACGCTGCCTTTATATCCGGTACCGCTAATCTTAATACACCACCTTTTTTTAGTGTGGCATACCAATTATCAAGAACATCTTGCCAAGTTCTTTTTTGATATTCAAATGGTTTGGTTGGGAAATGCTCCAAAACGTGACACGCGTAAATTAAATCTACGTCCTTGAACTTTTGATTTATAAGAGTCACGTCACAAACAACATCAGGATTTGTATCTGATCTGGCATCAACATTTATAAATCCGTGCATCTTTCTATCGCCACACCCTAAATTTAATTTTGTCATTACAGTCTTACCATCCAGTGTTCAATCATTTCATCTATCATTTTATCAAAAGTATATTCAAAGTTTAAATCAATAACATTTGCTAATTTTGCGGGGTCTCCTTTTAGATCAACTAATTCTGTGGGTCTGAAAAATTTCTCGTCTTGAACCACATAATCTTGGTAATTCATTCCCAATTGACTAAATGTATAATCACACAATTCTCTAACGGAATGGGAAACACCTGTTGCGCAAACATAATCATCAGGCTCCTCTAATTGTAGGATCTGCCACATAATTTTTACATAATCTTTGGCGTGTCCCCAATCTCGGGTGCTATCTAAATTTCCTAAAACTAGCTCTTTTTGTAGTCCCTTCTTTATTCTTACCGCTCCCATCACAACCTTGTTTGTTACAAAGTTGCCGCCGCGGCGAGGGGACTCATGATTGAACAAAATTCCGTTTGAAGCAAACATATCATAAGATTCTCGATAGCACTTAATAAGATTATAAGCTAATAGCTTTGCACAAGCATAAGGGCTTACTGGGTTCATTGGAGTCGATTCTCTTTGGAAGCCGTCTGGATCAATTGAATTCCCAAACATTTCAGAAGAACTTGCTTGATAAATCTTTGCGTCACAACCAGTTAGTTGAGCAACTTCAAGTAAATTCAAGGTACCTGTACCAATAGAGTTTAACGTATATATCGGCTGATCAAAGCTAATTCTAACATGACTTTGCGCTGCTAAGTTGTAAATCTCATCTGGTTCGACATCGTTTATTACAGATAACAAAGAGGACATATCACAGACATCTGCGTGATATATGTTGTTTTTAATTTCATCATAAATGTGCTGGATCCTAGCTGTTTGGTTTTCTGGTATTGAGTTTCTTCTTACAATGCCGTGAACATCATAACCTTTCTCTAATAAAAACTCAGCCAAGTATGAACCATCTTGACCATTGATTCCTGTAATTAATGCTGTTTTCATAATCTCACATCGGGATAATTTTTCTCAAACCATTTTACTGTGTTTTTCATAGCTTTTTTCAAACTAGTATATTGAAAATCTGGTAGTGTGTTCGTAAATATTTCTTTGTTTGTTGGTCTTCTTAGTTGTCCGTTTGGCTTATCTGTTAACCACTCTACGTTATGGTAATCAAAAGCATCGCAGACCAACTTTACTAAATCCTTGATTTGTGTTTCTCGCTCTCCAGATACAATTACTCTTTGCGGTAGCTGTCCATCTAATTGTAACAAGTCAACACAAGCGCGTGCAACATCTTTTGCGTACAAAAACTCTCTATAAGGTGTTCCATCTCCCCACACTTGCAGGGGGGTGCCTTCTTTTTTGGCCTTATAACACTTGTGTACGAGCGAAGGAACAACATGTCCATCTTCTAAATTAAAATTATCGTTTTCGCCAAAAATATTCCCAGGAATAACAGAGCAATAATTAACTCCATATTGCTGGTTGTAAGCTTTTATTTGAACATCTACCATCCTCTTTGAATACGCATATGAGTAATGCGCAGGATATGGCTCACCATCGTGCAGAATGTCTTCGTGAAGGCTTTCTGCACCTGCAGGGAAGGCACACACTGATGAGAAGGCTAGAAGCTTTTCTACACCGCTTAACTGAGCGTAATGAATAACAAAAGCATTCATAAGTATATTGGCGTAATACTGTTGTGCGGGAGTTGCGAGATTTCTTCCGATACCCCCCACTCTTGCTGCTGTGTGTATAACATAGTCTGGCTTTACTTCTTCAAACAAAGCTTTTACATCACTTTCACAAGTTAGGTCATGTGCTTGACGACCTGTGAATATAAAGTTTAGTTCTTTGTAGTCGTTCTTCAGTGCTTTAATTGCAGAACCCACAAGGCCGCGACCTCCAGTAACCAATACAGTTTTAGCCATTCCCAAATCTCCTCTTCCAGATTCTATCAGCTCTTTCCCAGTTAAAATAATCAATTCTTATTCTTTGTGGCCTAGGTACACTGTAAAGCGCTTGAAATAGCGGGGCGTCATTTTGTTCATATGCAGCTTGAACTGGTACATGATCCCCTTCGTTTGGATTCCAGTCACAGGTTAATACCAAACTTGGGGAGAAATGTATTCTAGCACCGTCTCGTTGCGCTCTAAAAGAAAGATCGTGCGTGTTCATATTCAAATGCTCAAAAGAACAATCAAAGCCGCCTAAATGCCTAAAGTACCTTAAATCATACATTGCTAATAAAGTAATTTTATAATCTTGCGGTACACCAGGAAGCCTAAGATCTGGATGAGTCCAGGCTGTCCAGTAGCTGTCTTCTGGGCATTGTCCACTAATCCCTCTCCCTTCTGCATATTTGATAATTATAATATCTCTTTGACCTAAACCCTGCGTCCTTCTCATATCTAAACATTCTTTGATCGAATCTTTAAGAAAATACCCATCGTCGGAGCCCCACATCATAAGCTCTCCTTCTGCCAATGAAGTGGCAATTTGTGCACAACGTGATGGGTGGCCAAAATCTTTGAAGAACTTAAAATTGTCTTTTTTAATTAAAGATTCAGGAGGGTCATTCGGACCTACCATAATTAATTCCCAAGTATATTTATCTCCAATAGCTTCAATTGCAGATTCATATAATCTTTCCCACAAGTGTGTTCTATGTGCGGGTAAACATATTGATAAATCGTAGTGCATTATTCAAATCTCCTTTTCCAAACCGCGGGGGCTTCTTTCCAGTTTTCTAATTTAAGTTTTGGTCTAACGTTCAATGTCCAATTTGGATCTCTATATTTTTCTTGTAGCAGAGGTTCATCATGTTGGTGCTGACAAATAAAGATGGGCATATGATCACCGGTACCTCCGGGCATATGATCACAGACAAAAAGCGGAACGTCGGCCATTTTCACATTTGCTCCTAAGTATTGAGCACGGATTGCCATATCAGCGTGAGAAGCCCAAGTGCCTTCATAACTGCAATCCCAGCCTCCAAGAGAATTAAAGAAATCAGCATACATAAATCCAATATTAAATAACCACCACTCATTTGGTATATGTGGAGATCCTGCGGGTGTGCTGTTTACTCTAAAATAACTGTCTGGCTGTAATGTTTGTCTTTCCGTACTTCCCTCTTGTCCTTCGAAATATTTTGCAACAAGAACATTGTTCTTAGCCGTACCCATATCATAAAACATATCTAAGCATTTGTCAAGTGAATCATCAAAAAACAAACAATCATCTGCTAGCCAAGTGTAAACTTTGCCCTCACACAATGACGCGGCTATGTTAGATGCACGCACTGGTGAACCATAATCTTTTACGTATTTGACATTTCTCTTCTCTTTTAGTTCTTCTGGTAGAGGGTTTGGGCCGCAGATCACTAATTCAAAATCTCTCTTTGTAGATTTTAGAATTGTTTCATATAATTTTGGTAATCTCTCGGTCCTGATGCTGGGCAGAATTAAAGATACTTCTGGTTTACTCACTTTGTTGCCTCATATATTCAATTACTTCTCGGACAGATTCTTCCAAACCTATCTCCGCTTCAAAACCAATTACCTCTTTTGCTTTGTTAGTATTGGGAATTCGCTTCTGGACATCATATTCGTAGGCTTCGTCTGAGACAAACGCAAACTCTTTGCCGGGGTTTAGAATACTCCATACCAACTGTGATAATTCTATAACAGAAGTAGCTACAGATGTTGAAATATTAAAGTCTTCATTGATTGCCGCTTCGCTTTCAAGACACATTCTCACGCCTCTTGCAATGTCTTTTCCGTTTGTGTAGCAGCGAATTTGTTCACCAGTTCCAAGAACGTGAAGCGGGTCTTGGCCCTTCAATATTTTGTTTATGATGTCGGGAAGAACATGGCTCATCATCAACTTGATGTTGCCAGACTTTACTTCATGTTCTCCGATAGCATCCTCTTCTCCTACACCGACACAATTGAATGGTCGAATAATAGTGTAAGGAACACCGTACTGCTCAAGTGCGCCTTTTGCAAAATACTCAACTGCAAGCTTTTGGAATCCATATGTGCTCAGTGGTGGTGCGCACACCTTGATGTTTTCTTCTGGTGTTGGGTATACTTCGGTGTTTTCAAACACCATACTGCTTGATGCCACAAGAATTCTTTTTAATACTCCAAGCTGGTGCAACTTGATTGCAACGTCATAAGTCGACGCCATAATCCTTTCATTTGTTGCCAATAAATCATAAGCATATTTATGAAAATATGTGATGCCTCCAATCATTGCAGCACCAGCAATAATGTATTCAACATCTAAAAGCTGCTCTGGCAAATTTTCTGGATCCAAATCAATTACATCCATCTCAATCAATTCGAAATTTGGATGATTATCATGTGGTCGTGTGATAGGGCCGTATTTAGAAAAATTATCAATACCGATAACTTTGTATCCCTTATCTAAAAATTCAGCGCAAAGGTATGAACCTATAAACCCCTGGCTACCTGTGATTAATACTTTACTCATCTGTTCTCCTTTTTATATCCTAAGAGTTCAAAATCTTCCTTTCTGATTCTGTGAATATCTTCAATATTTTTATCCGTATACCAATCTAAAATATTTTCTGGTATGTGTTTTTTCCATTTACTGCTATTATTCAAGAGGTGTGGCACGGGGCCTTTTACTTTGATACCCATTGCATTGCAAAAATCGTTGTAATCTTGCTCAAGTGATTCTGCTCTAATATATGTTGAAACCATTGGCTGCTGTCCGGATCCCTGTGCAATTAGGTATGAAGCTTGGCTAGATATATAGGTGTCTGGATTAGATGGGGGATTAATAATGAGAGAATATTCCTGACCAAGATCTTGCCATCTAGACGTCCAAAGTTCCCATTCTTTTTGGATTAATTTTGATATTTCGTTTTTTGCAAGTCCCTTAGATTTATCTTGCAAAAATTTATTTTTTGAATATAAAAATACTGAAAATTCTCTCTTATAGGGATTTCTAATTGTTGCAAAAGCTACATAAGATTTTTTAAAACTTTTATATGCTGCAAACCTTGGATCGTTCATAAGTTGATACCAAACATAAAAGGGAAAATGTTTTATATTACCTTGCCATCCAGATGTACCAAATGCGTTAGATATTGCGTCTGGATTTGAGGGTAAAAATAAATCTTCCAATCCATAATTTATTTTGATATTATGTAAAGCTCTCATATGAAATTTATCTGCTTCTAGTGTTTTCGCAACCCAATGCTCCCACCAAGGAAAATCTATTCTAGATGGTGCAACGTGGGTTATTTCATCTCCGTATTCTGCTGCGGGGAGAGCCGGGGTACCGTACTTTTCATTATCTTTAAAAATTTTTTCGTAGTCTTTTGCGGTGGCCAGTAAACATTCTTGTTCTATGTCACGATGTAAGGCTGTGTGTATCGATGTTCCTCCAGTCTTTGGTGGGTGTATAAATACAAATCCATATTTGTTTGATATCATTTGCGCATGCCTTTAAAAACAGTTACTTTATATTTGCTATTTTCATCTAAAAGATCTTCAAAAAAATCTACATCGCTATTTTCCATTAACTTGGCCATAGCGGACACATCTTTAGGTAAACACATACCACCAAAACCTCTGAAATTATCATTACATTCAAGGTAGTTTCCGTGAATATGTTTGCGATTAACAACTGCATTCTTAACATTGGTATAATTTACTCCACTGATTTTACAGGCTTCGTAGAAACTATTGGCAAAAATGATCAACATCGCATTGTATACATTGTTGAAATACTTACAAAACTCCGCTTCGGCGTGTGTCAATCTAACAAACTTTTCTGGCAACGAGCCGTGACAAGCTTTTAGTAACTCATATGTCTCATCGTCACTGCATCCTATAATGCATACATCGTGATTTTCGGTAAAATCAGTTATTGCGCAGCGCTCTCTCAAAAACTCTGGAACAAAACAAACATTCAACCCAGTCTCTTCTCTGAGGGATTCTGTTGTTCCGGGAACAACTGTTGACTTTATCGCTACTACGCCAGTGTATCCACGTTCTTTTAGTTCTAATATTACTTCTCGGACAATGCTGATATCGCAAGAGCCGTCATCTGCTCGGGGGGTCGGAACGCAAATATACACAACCTCTGAGTCCATTACATCAGTTAAGGTGGTATCAAGTCTAATATCGTGGACTGATACATTGTGCCCTAACAATTCAAAGCCGAATTTGCAAGCTCCGCCGACTACCCCAACTCCTACAACGCCTATATCCATTAATATCCAAGCTCCTTATAACTTTGTGGAAGCTTTCCATCTTTGAACTCAAAACGTCGCTTCCAGATTGGTGGTGTTTGTTGCCAATTGTCTAAATCTATTTTAATTCTTGTCGAGGCTGGATTTCCAGGCTGTGTGTAAATCGCATCAAACTTGGGCTTATCTGAAAACGTTTGTGCATCGTAGATTGGTGCGTGGTCTACTGACTTATTAACGTAGTGATTGCACGTCGTTGCATCTGTGGGAGAATCAAAGAGTCGGCCACCGTCAGCTTGAACTCTAAACATAAGATCATGCAGGGGGTGGTTGATGTATTCATAAGAACAATCCCAGCCGCCAAGCTCCTTGAAATAATCCATTCTCATAAAATGATGTAGAGAAATCTTATAGTCTCTGGGTATTCCCGGAAGTTGTAACTCTCCGTGAAAATGAGCAGTCCAAAAACCCATTGGCAATGTTTGGCCAGAATACATAGCACCTTCACGATATCTCATATTGACCACATCTTTTCTAGTGCCGTGAGTTCTCAGAATTTTGACAGCGGTATCTATTGCGTCTGGTAAAAAGATTGCATCATCCACACAGTGATACATATACTCGCCTTCGCACTGTAGCGCGCCGATTTGCGCTGCTCTGGTTGGTGCGCCATAATCTTTGATTAGCTTTACATTGTCAAAGTGTTGCATTTCCGGTGGCAAATCGAACGGGCTGACCAACACTAACTCCCAAGTGTGTTCTTTGCAGGCGTTAAAAAGACTACCATACATCATCAACCATTGGTGTGTTCTAATTGCCGGCATCAAGACCGAAACATCATATTTATAACTCATCCTAATTTCTCCATAATCGTATTCCAGAATACTCTTGCATTGTATTTTTCTTTGTAAATGTTATATCCGTTTTGTGCAATATAACTTCTTTCTTCTGGGTTGTCGAGATAATAGTTTATTTTGTCTATTAAATCATTTTCGTCTTTAAACTCAACGTAGTGCTCGCCCGGTACCAGAAAGTTCTTAGTTGCCTCATTTGCTCTTTCAAGCAGGAGGGACTTTGTTGCTAAAATTTCCCAAACTCTTCCTTTGCACTGGTCGTTACCTTCAGGACCTTCGGGAAAATTTAGATTAATCCTTGAATTTCTCATTAATTCTGCATACTTAATTGCTGGCAATCCTTCTTCTCTCTGGCCGCCACCAATGTTAACCTCGGTTCCGCTAGTTAATAAATGTGTCAAGTATCTTTGTCTCTCGGCATAGCGCGGGGATCCCAAAAAACTAACATTAATCGTCCTTTCAGAATCTTCGACTGGATAGTACATTGTCTCATCTTGGGGCGCCCATAGCCAAATCAGATTATTATATTCCTGCAAGAGATTCCTCTCTGAGCCCCAGCAAACATGTAAATCAGCAAAGCCTGCATCATTAAATTCTTCTATCTGCGGTATGCCCCAACCCTCAAACATGTCGGGCCACATAAAAACTGTCTTACAGCCTTTGGACTTAATGTGCTCATAGCTGCTCTCTGTGGGATTTAAGTGAGATTTTCCCAGAAGAGAAAAGATAACAATATCTGGTTCAAGCCTATCAACAAGAATCGGCAAGAATCCATCTATGTGCTTCTTTTTGACTGCTGAATACTCATCCAAGTGTATGATACTAAACTTTGCATCCGGGAGAACTGTAGAGAATGTCTTGAATAAGTTGTGATAGTTATTTGTCAACCCTTTCGCTGGGTCTGCGTCACACCACTTCTCGGTTACAAATAGGACTTTTGGGTTATTTTTCTCCATAATAGTCTCCGTATTCTACAATAATTGTGCTTTTACCATCGGTTCTGTTGTATGCCTTGTAGTATGCAGGGAAAATATCTTCTGGCTCCTCACATCTAATAACCTCGGTGTTGCGCAACATTCCTCTAAAAACTTGTGTAAAATCGCCAGTGTGTTGTACTTGAGGATTTAAAGGTCGGACCGAGCCAATCCCAACACGAATGATTGCTTTCGGTACATATTCTCCGTGAGAAAATTCCTTCATTCTATCGAGATGGTTTACTAGTTGATTTACTGCACACAAAAGAAAGTTCCATCTCGGGTAGATGCTAACTGGTACTGTTCCATTAACTGCTAGTCCCGTGGTCATTCCCATTTGCATCTCTTCATCGACTGGCATTTCAATCAACTTTTGTCGATCTACATCTGATAAAGTGTTGGTCATTGCTGTGCCCTTATAAGCAACGGCTTGGCCTATAAACAAGGTGTCTTGTTGTTCACCTAGGTAAGTCATTGCTCTTTTTAATTCGTCGAAATAAGCTCCCATTTTATTTTTCCTCTTTTTTGTTGTTATATCTACTCAAATATTTTTCATATAAATAAGAATTTATATTGTTCTTTATGCCATCATTAACTGCGGCTAATCTGCGTGGAGACTGGTTTTTCTTTATTGATGGCGAGTGTCCAGATGAGCAGTATAATTTCATAACCTGTTCTCTTAATTTAGTAAAATTTGTTTTCAAATCATGATTGATACCTATAAAATTTATAGCTTCTATGAAGGCATTATTGCTTGAGATCAAGTCCTCATAATAAAGCACCATTTTTGACGACTTTAAGCTTTCAAATTTATGTATTTGACTTGTGTATCCAAAAATGTCTAAGCCTTCAGGTCTTCCATCAATCATATTAAAATCTATTTGCGTATCAGTATGTCGAGACGTGCTAGCTAAATCTTTATAATCTCTTAGTAGGAGAATGTGTTTTTTGAATTTTTTGTCCGATTCTTCTGGAGTTATATTGGTAAAAAAATGATCATAGGAGGGCACATTGTGGCTAGCCCACAGATCTGAATATGTGTCGTTTTCACTAAATTTTTTTGTCATTCCATATAGTCCGAGAGATAGTAAATGTAGTCCGCTACGAGGATGTGAGTATATGATTACATTATCTCTCAAAATTGTACTCTTTTTCCAGCACCAGCATGCGGATATTTGTCTAGATTATATTTGTAATATGTGATGTATTCATCATTTACATCTTCATATGTAAGTTTTTCCATTGCCCAAGTTGCGCGGGTATCAGTGCATACTGACTTTCCGTTATCTTCAACAATGAAGTGAATTGGAAGTTTATGGTTTCTAGCATACTTGATGCACTCATGAGCCACGCCTGTTTCAGATGTCATCTCTCCCATAAAGCAATACACCTTGTTTTTGCCACCCTGGCGCTTAATATCCATTGCGATACCAGTTGCAATAGGCAGAACACCGGTAACGATACCAGATGAAAGTACTCGATACTTCGAAAAACAAAGAGAGATTGAGCGACCTTGCAAGATTGCTGATTTTAATTCTTCTGGTGGTACTCCCTTCAAAAGACACTGATAGTGGCTTCTCCAAGAACAAAGAACCCAATCTTCGGGCCCTATATTATTATCCTTAAATACTTTGATAATCTGTTCCTCGTTTCCGTGATAAAGGTGCACGGGAGCACGAATCATAGCTGCATCAAAGCAAGCAGCCATTTCAGTTTCAAATTCTATTAGTTGTTCTTTTGAAAGCATTTTATCTCCTATTATATTTTAACCAAATCTTCCGGCATAAAGACCAACACATCTTTATGTTTGTTTCGATATACATTGTAATTTGTATGTTTCATATCTCCGCTATATAACAGATAAGTTTTCTCACTCAAAATAATACCTATTCCAGTATCTTTGGTCATAGAAAGATCATCAGCATATGATTCATACCAGCGAACCAAATCTCCAGAATTAAATTTTTTATTTTGCATTTAATCTCCTAAGATTTTTCTTTTTAGCTTAATCTTAGTCATGTCTTCGATACCCAAACGAGTTCTTTTGCCAAACTTGTCTTCTATCATATCAAGATATTTTGGATTTTTATAGTATTTTAAAAATGCCTCGTCGCGAAATTTTAGAACTTCTGCTGCTGATATGTGTTTAGTCGGTAGAGGTGTTGTTTCATAAGAATGTTGTGAATATCCTACGTAAGTCTCTGGCAGCTGCCAATCTTCTTTCAGTGCGTCTAAATACAGTTTCGAGCCAGGATAAGCCATAGCAGAATAAAAGTTTGCAAATTCACAATTTAAATCAATAGACATATCTAAAGTGTCTTGCATACTATTATGGTCGTCTTCTGGAAGTCCAAAGATGTAGTTTCCAATTACGTTGATGTCATGATCTTGAATTTTCTTAACTAAATCTATAATATTTACTTCAGTAAATCGACCCTTTACAACGTCCTTGCGAACAACAGAGTTTCCAGATTCAATACCCAGCGCAAGCCAATTGACGCCTGCTTTTTTAAGAGTTTCTAAATACTCTTCTCTTACCGTATCAATTCTAGCATATGCCCAGATATTGAAGTCATAACCTCTTTCGGTAATCAATTCACAAAGTTTCATAAAATGATTTTTATATAAAACAAACATTTCATCAGCTAATTTTACATTTCTTATTCCCATATTATGAAGTTGTTCAAACTCTTTAATAATATATTCAGGATCCCAATATCTGAATTTGTTTCGTCCGTAATCCCAGTTTTCTAAATTGTTATTTCCAAATGGAGCATTGATACAGCAAAAACTACATTTGAATGGACAACCAAGACTTGTGTAAAGAGATGCAAAGGGCATCCTATCATCGTTATTGGTCATCGCGTGCCAATTAGCTGTACGATACTTACTCATCGGCAGTAAATCCCAGGCCATACCTGGAAGTTCTTCTGGTAGCTCTTCTTGCGAAATCAGCGGGGCTGGCTTCGTATAACATATGTTTCCATCTTCTCTATACCAAAGACCCGGAACATTAGCCAATTGACTTGTATCATCCATGTTTACTGTCAAAAGTCCGTTAATTGTATGTGGCCCTTCGCCTTGACAAACAAAATCTGATTGTTCATCCTGCATTGTTCCGCGAGAAACAGCAGACGGGTGAAGACCAATTAAAACCGTCTTAAGGTGGCCGTAGCGCCCTTTTAACTCAGCAAGAAGGGCGTTGGTGCCAATCATATTTTGAGTGGAAGCAGAGGGCTGCTGGCCATAGATAACGATTGCTACCAATCTTGGATTGTAATCATTGATTGTATCAGCCGATGCCATAGCGTTTAGACGTTCAGCTTCGCAATCTAAAATTCTAGCCGACCATCCATTTTTGCGTGCATTGTTAGCTAGCAAAGCAGCCCAGATTGGCGGCTCGATAGCCGAATATGTTTTACTTAATTCTTGATAAATAATTGGTGCGCCGTTAGGATGCACAAATAATACGTCTAATTGTTTGCTCATAACTTTAATAATTCGCATACCACGGCGATTCAATAATACTGTATGCCGTGATAAGCTGTCTAATTCCATCGTCTAGGTCGTATTTACACTCAAAGCCAGTATCATAAAACTTTTGACTACTAACTGTATAGTCACGAGTATCTGGATCTGTGGTAAACTCTGCTTTAATGATCTCCAGCGGAAGATGCTCTTGGATCTTTTGTGCTAGCTGAAGCTTATTCATGTTGAGTGAATCGTTGCCCATATTGTAGGTGTCGTTCTTTACAACATCCCAATTGTTAATAACCCACCTAAAGGCACGACAAACATCTTGAAGGTGCCCGTAGTTTCTCATAAACTCACACTCATAAAGAACCAAAACACGCTCTCTAAGCGCCTTGAGAACAAAATTGTTGACCAACAGGTCTGTCCTCATTCTAGAACCAGGACCAAATACAGTCGCCAACCTAAAGGTAACGTGATTTTCAACGTTTCTATATTCACGTTCGCCGGCTACCTTTGTTCTGCCATACAGAGATACGGGATTCAAAGGCGAATCCTCAGTGACCACGGAACCGTCAGCACTTGTTCCATATCCAGAGTTGGTGCAAGGATAGATAACCAATTGGTCAACTGATTTGTTTTTTGCAATCCAAGCATTTACTTCATGATTAATTTCGTGGGCTCCGCGGACATCTTTATCACACAAGGGAAACCCAACCAACGCGGCCAAAGGAATGATAATATCAGCCTTTGCAGTGTACTTTTTCAATAATCCTAAATCCCTAACATCTCCTTTCACAAAAGAAAAGTTAGGATTGTTTGTATATCTCAATAATGATGTTGGATCGTACATTAAATTATCATACGCAACAACTTTATGGCCGTCGTCTAGAAGGTATTGTATTAATTCGCTACCGATATAACCAGCACCGCCTGTAATTAAAATATTCATAATTCTATCTTTCCTGTTAATATATCTTTTAGCATTACCCAGTCGCAAGCTTTGGCCCATATCGGTCTAGAAAAAGCGGCTGGTTCGTTTTTTTCAAATACGTAATGCCCAGTCCAAGCAAAAGGGTAAACCACAAATGGTGCTACCAACAAAAGTAGCCACATTTTAGTGCTAATAACAAACCACAAAAACGCCACGGTTGCTATTTGACCTAAAACGTGCATCCTGCGCGTCCACTTATTCTGATGAAGTGTGAGATAATACTGATAGTATTGATCGAATGTCATTAATTCTTCATCACTCATCCCAGCTAATCTCCCAATCTTTAAAATCAGCCGCAAGACAATCGATCTTATAATCTTTTCGGCCGCCGGCTAACTCTTGAATTCTATTTTTAGAGGTATTTCTTATACCGTTCAAACCATGGGTTAATTCAAGATTGTTTCCGTCCTTAATTCCCTTGCGGTAGTTGGTCTCATTATGCCAAATATGCAAGTTCATTTGAGACAGAACAACAATAGCACGGATTGCTCTTGCATCCATTATAACATTATTTTCTTCCAGCGTCAAATCAATATCGTGTAAAATATCAGATATTTCCTGCGCATACTCAGATTTGTGTTCTGTGATAAACACTTCTTTTAGTTGTACGATAGACAACCTATCTACTAATTCCGACAATGTCGGTAAATACTTTCTTTCGCTCATTTATGCCTCAATAAATTGTTTAAAATAATTTTCATATGTTTTGAAGTTTCTTTCTCCAAATACGTCTTTATATTTGAAAAATACTTCAGCCTCTTCTTTTCCTCTTTCAACTGCGTGCTCCGAGGAAGTTGATAGGCCGTCTGAGTTATAGTAATACAATCCCAGCGGTCTGTCAATCTTTTTAAATTTTGATCCTGCTTCTACCATTCTCAAAAACATCTCCCAATCTCCGGCATATTTCATATTTTCATTAAAATATCCCACTTTTTTATGTACAGAAGTTCTCCACATTGGCATTGGTCCTGGTAAACATTTAATCATATTTTCCGCCGAGAATTCATTTCTAGAATGTTCATATGTTCTGCCTCTTGAAGAGTTGTTTTCATAAGTTTCTAGAGCATTTGGAGTCTGGTAGCAATCAGAATACACCAGATCGACATCATCTGTAAAATATAAATGCTTCGCTAATGTCTCTATGTAATCTTTTGCGTGTGCATCGTCGACACATGTTTGTGCAAAATACTCTCCGGTTGCCATCTGCAGTGCCATATTTTCTGTTTCCATAACGCTAGCTCTATAATCTAATTTTTTGTAAATTACATTGCTATGTTTTTCCATAAATTTTTCAATGTACTTATCTTCGTTTTGTGGAGAATTAGCATTTATTATTATCAATTCACAACAATCAAATACAGTTTGGTTTGATATGTCATCTAGGTAGCTTTCAATGTACTTTTCTGCATTGTAAATTGGACAAAAAATAGTTACTTTTGGCAACACAATTGGTTCTATATAGTCTACCTTTTTGTTGTCAATTAAATTTATCCATCGATTGATGATTGTATTGTTGTTTTCTTTTATTTTCTGTAGAAGTGGTTCACCTTTTAATTTGAAATATTCTTCACTTGCTGCGCCAAGTAGATTATTTGTTACAAGCTTGCAACCAACTATTCTAGCTTCAATGGCCAGTCTGCTATATGATTCTAGCCACTGTGGGAAGAAAATTAAATGCTGTATCCTTGACATGTTTTCAATATATTCTGGAAACGGCGCTGGATTCAGATATTTGAAAGGTAATTTATTGTTATTGCAAAAATCTATCGCTGCCGGCATTCCCTTGTTTTTATTTTGAGAATTTAGTATAGCAAATTCAACAGTCTTTTTGGTATTTAAGTTTTTTTCTAAAACTTGCAACTGTTCTGGGGTCCATATATTTCCAGCAGAATTAACTACATTATCTAAAAGTAAATTCTTTTGTACAACCTCTGAATGTTTTTTGCTTTGACATATTACCGCTAATGCGTTTCTAAAGAAAGTTTGATTCTGTAACTGGCTCTCTGGAGCCAGAAAATTTTTATAAAGTGACGGGTTGTTAGATCTTATATATTTGTGATCGTGCTCAAATATGACATACGTTTTGTTTGCCAACTCTGTTTTTGACTCTTCAGACAAAAGGAAGAAATTAGCAACAATAAAAAAACAATCAGAATTATCTTTTATATACTCTGGTGTGACTGTTTGTGATTTTTTACGCTCAAATGAGTAACGATGCGATAATGAATCCATCAAAGCATCGTTACAAAATTCGGCTCCTCCTCTTATTTCTTCAATGAAATAATCGGAAATAAATATTACTTTATCATTCATATTCTACGACTTGATCTAAAAGCCCGCGCCATTCCTTTTCTTCTTCTGTTTCAATAAACTCCAAAACAGGTGCTACCATTTCAGCGTATTGTTTTTCTTCATTGAATCTTTCTTGTACTTCATTTGCAAAATTACAAGCATCGCAAGCTATACTTCCTTCTACTTTGTTGAACAAATCATCATAGCATTGACGCATTTTTTGTTTTGCTGACTGTTCTCTTGGGTACGCCCACATAGATTCTTTAATCAATACACCTTCCCAAACAACCTGATCCGGGACATGATTCAAATCAAAAGCAACATTATAAAATCTATCATTTGCAGACTCATCAACTAAAAAGTCTAACTGACCCGACCAGCCGGTTGCTACAACCGGTAGGCCACTATATGCTGATTCAAAAAGCGGCAATCCAAAACCTTCACCGTGTGCCAAGTGAACTAATGCGGAAATTTTATCATGAGTGTACATTGAGTGCATTTCCTCATCATCCATATCTCCGTGGAGAAGGTAAACTTTGCATTTTCTGTCCGGATATTGATCTAGGAGTTCTTTAAGTTGTCCTTGGACCCTGACTCTGTCAATAAGACAGTTTTTTGCCAAATTAGTTTTAACGACTAAGCCTACCTCATCATCCATAAATTCTTCAACAAACCACTTAACTGTGTTTGGAACATTCTTTCGTGGGCCCCATTGTGAAACACAAAGAAAGTTAATATCAAAATCAAGCTCAAGATCTAAGCTTGGTAAGTTTTCAAACTTTTTAGCCGGGTAGTTCACAGTTACAATTGGAGTTTGCAACTGCAGTTGTAATGTCTGCCCTGTTTCATTGTGAACTGCTTGATATACAGTATCTTGAAATACATTTTTTGCGTGATTAGAAACAACAATTATCTTGTTTACTTCGTGTGATTTTTCTATCCACTGGTGTGCGACTTTGGTTGTTTCAATTCCTGCTGTATAACCTATATTGATTGGTGCAATTCTCTCCCATTCGTTTGGAATTGTCACCTGGAAAGATATATCAAATTGACCTCCCTGTTGGACATATGCAACAGTCTTTTCTATGCAATTGTCAATCCATTCTCTTTCAGGGCTGTCTGTGTTTATCCATGAGGTGGCGCCCCACGATAATGGTTGAATATAGATATCAAACAAATCTTCTCTAGAACGTAATGCTCTCAGGGCAAATCTAGATTGTTCTCCATAACCAGATCTAGTTAAAACAGGAGCTTTAAAAATAAGTTTCTTTTTCACGCTACCTCCATCAAGTGCCAGCGTTGGTGGCCCTTTCTTGTCTCCCAAGAGCCGTGTTTCTCAATTATACTATCCATCAATTCAACCCATCTTTTCTCGTACTTTTCAAAATTATAATTTTTAGTTACGTGTTGTATTCCCATTTCAGACATTTTCTTGTACTTTGCAGGGCTCAATTTTATTGCTTTTTTCAAGGTGCTGATAAAGTCTTCTTTAGAGACTCTATCCTCATAAATATAGGGCACCTGCAGGGAACCTATAACAGCTTTTGAAGCCGGCTGAATACCCCATCCAAACCAATTTTTTCCATCGGTCACTTGTTCTTGTAAGCCCCCTGTCATATTTACAATAATTGGGCTACCACAGGAAAGAGACTCAAGTGTTCCAAGACCAAATCCTTCTGCATCTGCTATATTTATTGTAAAATCTGCGGCATTATACATTACTGCTAAATCTTCGGGACTTACTTTATTGGTTGAAAGTAAAACTTGCCCATCACCAACATTTAAATGATTTATTAGATGTGGTAAGTCTTGGCCGTGTGGATCTTGAGCATCCGTGTGCATTAAAAGTACTGCTTGATCATGACCAACTTCATCTAAAAATTCTTTGAACCACCATATTAAAGTTCCACTTTGTTTTCTTCTAGCATTTCTATTATTCCAGAAGAAAATCTTTTTGTTCGGATTTTTTAGATTGACTGTGGAATCTAAGATTTTTTGTTTTACTTCCTTTACTTTCGCTAATTGTTCACCGGTTTTCATTTTATAAAAAATGTTATCATTTACCGCATGCGGAAGATAAGTGCTGTTAACTTCTGGTGCTACAGTTTGTACAATTTCGTGAGTTACTTTTGAAATGCAAACAACTTCATCATTTGAATTATAGTATTGCGCATTAAAATAAGGCGCAGGGAAGTTATCCCACACGTGATAATAAACCATAGGAACATTATTTCTAACTTCGTTTTCTATTTCCCACAACCAAGTATAAAACCGTGGATCAGTCATAAACCAAAGCATGTCAGGTTTTTCCTTAGCCAATACAGATCTAATTATTTCGTGGGTTCCATATCCATCTACTGGATAGATAACCCAATCTTCCTCGTACGGCTGAATTCTTTGTGGGGTGTAGTCTTCGTGTTTTATTGCGCCACCTAGGCATATAAACTGATATCTCCCTGTTCTTAGTAGAGATTCTATCATATACTTTGTTTGTGTGCCTACCCCAGATGGCGAAAGGGGATGGTCAGATAATACTAATATCTTCTTTTTCTTCATTTATTCCTCATGGACAGTGTTCTGTCTTATAAAATTTGCAGCCATAGCCGCCAGTACAAGATAGGCGATTTTTAATGTAACGCTGATTTTTTATATTGTACAGTGCCGTGTTCAAAAGTTTAAGGGCATTTTCTGTTTTTCTTGGACCACTGGTAACTCTAAAAAATTCAACCTGATTTTTCTTGGCTGTTCTCTTAAGTAGTGCAAAATGAGTTTCTACGTCCTTTGGATCAACGTTCATTTTTTGACAAAAATACTTCTTATACAACGTAAGCTGGTACGTCACCATTTTGTCACTTTTCTTCTGCGCATTCCAGCCCCAAGAACAAGTTTTCCAATCAAAAATATGGATTTTGCCATCAGGAGTTGTTACCACTGCATCAATATAACCTTTGAATTTGTAGTCTTCGTGACCTTCAATATCTTCCATTAGTGGCATCTCTACCGCTAATACTTCATATTCTTCAAAATAGTTATTAAGAGATTCTTCAATCTCAGGAATGATTCTTTTTCCTTGGCCCATCATATCAAGAACAAGACGTTGATCAACTTTTACATCATCCGGTAATTCAGCTATATTCTTTTTTAACTCTTTCACAAAAAAATCTTCTTTCATATCTTCTTTAAGAAGCTTTTTTTCGCAAACTGAATGCATCGCTGTTCCAAACGCTGTGTATGCATTTCCTTTGAATCCATCGATTCCATCTACACGCGTAAGTTTATGATAAAACGGGCAAAAGCTCCAGTCTTTTAAAGCTGAATATGATATGTGTGACACATTTTCTCCATAGTTAAGTTATATTATAACCACTATTTTAGGTGTTGTCAAGTGTTTCTGGTTTTTGAAGCATTACAAGCTTGTTATATAATTGAGGACTTACTTTGCTTAAAAAATTATGGTTTGGATCTAAATAAAATTCTGTAAAACCTGTTGCAAAATACTCTTCGATAGACGTCGCAGCATAGGGACTTATAAAAAGGCCTTTTATTAATTCGGATAACTGCCCATAACCAACTGTTTTATAAAGAAAATCATCAAATTCTTGATTGTATTCAGAATCCATAAACGTTGAAAGTGGCGCTTTTGTGCCGGTTGCCCAAAGAATATCATGAAGGTGTTTTCTTTTTCTTAAGAATTCTTCTTTTATTTTTTGGTCTCCATATATTTCATAACCATATATGGGTTCTAAAGAGTGTGCTATTTCGTGAACAATATCATCAAACATATCTTCTTCGTCATCTTGAACGTTTGATATGTAAAGGGCACCATCTTTATAGAATGCATTGATAGACCTTTTTTCAAATTCTTCAAACCACCCAATTATGATCATCTCAACTTCTTCTATCAAGTGTTGAGGTACTACATCTTCTACTCTACCTATGACTGCCTCAACATTAATTGGGCTTTGCATTGGTTCTTTAAAATATATATGTAGCCCTGAAGGCGTGTAGAAATCAGCTTGTTTCTGTTGTAGTTTCTTCTGACTCTCTTGTATATAAGCTTTCAGCATCGTCTAATCCTAGTTGGTATCCACGTAAAAAGTTTTCTTCTGCAAAGGCAAATGTAAATTCTGGAAAGTCACTTGCTAGAACTTCTGCAATCATATTGACTGTAACTTCTTCGTTATCAAGCTTTGTCCCAACATACTGAACTAAATATTCTTTTAGTTCTGAATCTTTTTCGACTCTCATAGCCAACATAGGATTTGTATGCAGCTCTTCTTCTGTTTTAGCGTTTTCTTTTTCAGTATCACTCATAATATCTCCTTTGTAATAATACTATACCATTTATTGTTTACTGTGTCAAATAAACTATAATACTTTTGATGCTAGCGTTGCGACGTCACTTCTTTCGCCCTTAGTAAAGGTAACGTGGCCGGCAATTGGGAATTCTTTAAATTTTTCTACAGCATGCGCTAGGCCGTTAGAAGTTTCATTTACGTATGCATTGTCTATCTGCTCGATGTCTCCAGTCAAAACAATCTTGGTTCCCTCACCTATTCTTGTGATTATTGTTTTAACTTCGTGCATTGTCAAGTTCTGAGCCTCATCAATGATAATAAACGCATTTGCTATTGACCGGCCGCGAATATAAGTCAACGCTTCAAGCTCAATTTTTCCTTTTTCCATATACATCTGCAGTGCATTCTTATCATTGCCCATAAGAAACTTTAGATTGTCTTGAATTGGCATAAGCCAGGGCATCATTTTCTCTTCCATTGTTCCAGGAAGAAATCCAATATCCTTACCCATAGGCTCAACAGGTCTGGATACAATCATTCTAGAATAGTGATTTTCTCTCAGCCCTATTGTTTGTTGAAGACCAGCGGCTATCGCACAAAGTGTTTTTCCTGATCCGGCGCGGCCGACAAGAGTAATAATCTTGATATTTGGATCCATCAGCATATCAATTGCAAATGCCTGCTCTTTATTACGAGAGTTTATTTTCCAATCTGGAAGCTTATCGTGATAAATTTTTCTTAATGGCTGAAAGTGGCTTTCAAACCTGGCAATTGCTGTTTTCTTTTGATTAGCATTCGATACAAGCATCACATATTGATTTGGGTGCCAAATTTCATCTACTTCGTCTTTGTCGATATATACGTCATGACCATTGTAAAACAAATCAATTTTCTGATCATCAACAAGATATTCTACAAATCCGGGATATAACTGATCAGAAGAAACAACAGCTTTTTCGTTGTCATAGTCTTCTGATTTCAAACCCAAAGAATCACATATAACACGCATATTGATATCACGTGAAACTACGGTTGTTTTTCTTTTCGGATCTGATTCGCGAACAGCCATAGCAGTAGCTATGATTGCGTGATCTGGTATGCGCATATCCAAGTCGGACGGGAACACTGAATTTTTAAGGCACTCATAAGACATTACAGTTAATATTCCCTTACCTTTACCTAATCTAACACCGACCTGAAGCGTTCCTTTTTCTCTTAGCTCATCAAGACTTCGGATTATTTTTCTAGCGTTAATTCCTACCGAATCTTGTCTTTTTTTGTGATTATCTATTTCCTCAAGAACTTTCAAAGGAATGAATATATCATGATTATCGAACTTATAAATTGCCTCTGCATCCGTCAGGCAAACACTAGTATCTAAGACATAATTTTTCTTTGGGGCCATATTTGACTCTGGTACCAATAAGTAGTTGTTGGGCTACTTTGAACTCTTTACTTTTTTGATTATTTCCCAATCAAAAACCCAAACCATTGGTCTCTCTCCTTTCTTATATGGTACACCACGTTTACGAAGTTTTTCAACTTCTTTTTGAGAATTTATCTGAGCCTCCCAGCCATCCACTCCAAGTTTGAGTTCGGATTGCTTAGCAATGTATCTTTTTTTAAGAATCACACATACATTAGGACCAGCAAATGATTTAACCAAAACTTTATCGTTCTTGGTATATCGCTTCTTCGACTTCATAAATTTTGTCTATGGTTTTTGTAGCTGAATCAGGTATAAATAATACTTTCAAACAAAAGAAAGCCGCTAAAAACATACTCATAGCTAATATCGTTAATTCTGCCACTGTTTCCACATAAGTAACTATGGCTTAAAATAAAAAATGGCTGGGGCGGTTGGACTCGAACCAACAACGGCCGGGGTAACAACCCGGTGCACCTGCCTGTGGCACTTCACCCCAATAACGACTTTTATGCCATGGACTAGGTAAGTCGACAACCTCTGCCTACGTGACGATCGGCAGCCACGTCCTGCTTATAAGGCGAGCAGAACAGCGCAAGCTATTTACAGCAACATTCGCATTCACAAGGACACGAACATCCGCACTTGTCACAATTTTTCATATTTTGAACCCTCCTAATATAACTAGATGGCTTTACTTTTCATTGTTGTTTATGACGTCAAGAATGTTTCGCATATCTCTTGCGACACCCTTTTTAAAGCCGTTTAGGTCATTTTTTAACAATGTTATTTCATCACTAATATCACTAATTCTTTGGCTAAGTCTAGAAATTCTTTCTGTGTGGTTTTTTATCACAGCAACCATTTCTTCGTTTGTTTCTTCATTTGTGTTTTTTGGCATTGAACTCTCCTTTTTTCTAAATAAATAATACCACATTTTTCTTATCATTTCAATTGAAGTCCCATAAATAATTTTTCCACAGTGGACTTATCTGTTCTTTTTTTAATCTTCTCAAGATACTATCTTTAGGGCAAACTGGTTTTTTTATCGGATACATACCCGATTCTTCATTTGTTCGACTACCTTTTTTTTGATTACATTTTTTGCACGATGCAACTAAATTTGTCCACGTATTTTTGCCGCCTCTAGATTTTGGCAACACATGATCTAAAGTCAACTTTTCACTTTTAAAAAAATTTGCACAATACTGGCATTGGTTTTGATCTCGCCAGAGAATGTTTTCTCTATTGCAAGGAACTGTTGTAAATCTAAACTTTATATATCTTTTTAGAACAATTACTGCTGGGAGTTTAAAACTGTCTGATACTGACTTGATTTCTTTTTTATGATTTTCTATAGCATTTGCTTTACCAACCAAACAAAGAACAAGAGCTTCGACCGCATCAATAACATCAATAGGACGAAAAGAAGAATCTAGCTTCAATGCTTTTATACCCTTCATAAACATAACTATGTTATTCGTCTCGGTAATACTATCTTTGTGATTCTTTATCGCTATATCTGATCGGCGGACTGTCTTTTTTAGCTGAGTTTTTTCTTGCTCTTTCTACTAATTCAGATGATGCAGCAACTTTTTCTTCTCCGCCAATACCCCAAAGCAATTCAACGCCAATCGATTCACAAACGTCTTGTTCCGGAGTATTACTACGACCCCTATCACCACCATTTGCAAAGTATGTTGGCCTGTGGCGCCTAATAGCCTCGCAGACAGTCCCATCGGAATCGTCTACAGAGTCTACCAAGATTACTCCTTTGATAGAATCTAAAATTTCACGCCGTGATTCAAAATCCATAAAGTTGAATCCCTTTTTGCGATATAGCCATTCATCTGAGTTTGCAACAACTATTACATCACCATATTTTGCGGCTTCTCTAATCATTCTAATATGGCCGACATGTACCGGATCAAATCCACCACTGACCATTACTGTTGGCTTTTCGTCTTCTACTGTTTTATCAAACATATCTTTATGTATTACCATTTATTTTACCGTTTTCTGCTCTTTCTACGGTTCTTTCTTCTCTTAGAACCCATTTTTCTTCGCCTTCTAAATTTGCGATGCGGCTCTTTCCGACTCATATTATCCTCTAATTAATTTGTCTTAGTCTTATCCAACTATTTTCTTTTTCAGAAAAAACTAATTTTTGTCTTGACAACTCATCAATAACGTTTTTTCGAATATCGTTGTCGGATACTACTTCTTTTATCATAACATCTTTGTTTAATATTTGCAAATTAATTTTATTTTTTTTGTGAGTCCAGTATGAGTATGCGCTGATGGCTCCTAAAAAGTATACTAAAGCGATAAATAAAATTTCATATATTGTTATAATCATTTAAATCTCTTGATACTATAAATAGTTCAAGAGAAAAATTATATTATTGACCTTATGTTGTCACTATATTGTAAAGAACCTGTGGTGATAGGTCACATCGATCGTAAATTTTTATCTTTTTCCAATCTACAACACAAGCTATTCTAAGTGCATATGCAATCCACTCGCTGCAATACCAGCAGCTTTTTCTTTTTATGCAAAACGGAACAAATTGAGACAAAAGCATACCTACCCAATCGTAGCCGCAGCCTTTAGTTTGTTCATAAAATTCCATTATAGTATTAAGCTGTTCTTCTGTAACCTGTACACTTACCAAGTCCCACTTTGCTTTATCGTATGTGAGTTTGGTTCTTTTAGCAACTTTTGAAGTTAGAAATGGACTTATGCTAATCCAGGTTTTCCCATCGGGCAGCACTAATTCAGCATGACTATATGGACTTTTAGTCCACCATCTGACGATGTGGTTATGCCAATCGCCGTCACCCTTAAAAAACGCCACCTTTATTTCCATTTCTTATACTATAAACGCTCCCTTATGTAAATGACAGCTGCAGGGTCAACACAAAATTCCATTGTTCCCGGAGGTTTACCCAACTGATGATCAGTTACTATAAAAAACGTAAATTTGTCCCAAGGACTGTTTTTAGTTTTTGCTTGATGGCATTGTGCAGCTGTCATAACGCCGTGGCCTTGAAGTTCTACAAGCGTAGCACAACTATTTCCCAAGTTAACCATTAGGCCATCGATACAGGGGCTATTTGAGGAATCAAATGCTGAACCAGGGTATTCTGAAAGATCGTACATGTTTGGCACGGGAGGTCCAATAGGTTTTGCGCACCCGACTAAAAATAGTGTAAAAAATAAAGTTTTTAGCATACGCAATCTCCAGAAAGTTGTTTTTTTGTCTCTATTATTACATACCCATATTATACAATTAAGGACATTAAATTTATAAATTATTTTTTTGGAGCACTTCAATAAGTTGAGCCTTATTAAATCTTGAAGTTCCAGTTATATTTCTTTCTGCACACAGTGCTCTCAGATCGACGACTCTAAGAGATTTAAAATCAATGTTTTCTTCAGTGGAGTTTTCGGTTGATTCTGTGCTATTTTCATCTATTTCTAAAATTTTGTGTCTAAGGCTATGTAATTCCTTTAACATTCCTGATATCCAACTCATGTTTTTATTTTCTCCTTGTTTTAGTAAGATTCTTTAATTAATTTTGTTATTGTTCTTCTATCCATACCTTTGTAATTCCCATTAGCAAGGCTTCTAGATGCTGCTAATTCACGCAACTCTGGCATTCTCATTGCTGCAAGTTCTTCATTAGTCGGGCACGGCTCGGCCGGCGGTTCAGGTGCAGTTTCTTCTGTTTCTTGTTCGTGGATACCGCAATCTGTATCACAACTAACAGCGTGAAATATGTTTTTTATTTTATCTAATAACCAACTCATATTTATTCCTTATTTTTCTTAAATATCATTTCATGCATATGCTGAAAATTCTTTCTCTTAGATTCTACCATGATATCAACTTCTTCTGTAGCTAAATCATATTCTTCTTTAATCTCCCACAAAGATTCTTCTATCTCATCTTGAGTATCACGTATTACTATTGTGGGCATATTCTCTTCTTTTCTTTTAAACCAACTAAACATATTATTCCTTTAAATGGTGGAGGCGGCGGGAGTCGAACCCGCGTCCGTAACATATCCATAGTTAAGTCATTCACAAGCTTATTCAGATTACTATCACAATCTGACAAAGATAGATGGAAAATAAGATATCACCCCCATCAAGCTGGTGATAAATGTTTGGTGGTTTTTAGATACCGCTTACCACCCTGTTGCAGTAAATACTCAAATTGGATAGAAGGCTTTGAGCGACCTCCCTACTAAGCGGCTAAGCGCTGTTCGAAGTGTAAGTTGTTATTTGCAACTAAAGTTTTTGAACTGTTAAGGTCGTATCTAACCTGCTTGCACTCGACTCTTTCAATGCCACGTCGAAGCCTAAATCACCCCCGAGATCTTTTAACGATAACTCCAACTGGTGTATGATCTGTGCCATCCAGCCAAATTAAAGTTTCTTTTCCTCTCTTCACCTTCTCTGCAAAAGTGAAATCAATTTCTTTTGCTGCTTTTTTCAATGCAGCGTCTTCACTACTATGTTTACTAATAAAATCGCCCTGAATATAGTGACCATTCCATTTATAAATTTTCCACATTATAGACCTTCCTCAATTTTTTGTCTCATATACTCTTCACTAAAGCCAACATGTCCTGAATAAAATTTCATATCTTTACCAATATAAATATATGTGGGATAAGCATTCAAAAGATAGCCTGTAGCTCCTGGCTCGGCAACAGTACCATCTTGTGGGTCAATCATTTTTTCTTTGCTTCCTTGCAATACTGGTGCTGTTGTTATCATATGATCATTAACCCAAGTATCGATATCGTATTCAGAGGGATCCTCAGCATATTTATTTTCTAATAATACTGTCACAAACTCAAATCCTCTGTCTGCATATTCATCCTGAATAGTTTGTGTATAAGCACCTGCGGCTTGACACGGGCCACACCACATAGTAGAAAAATCTAGTAATATTACTTTTCCTTCGTGTGCATAAAGTTCCCATATATCTCCATTTTGGTCTAAAAGACTAAAATTGCATGCTTTATCACCAATATCAATTTGCTGACAATCATCTGCTGGCATTACTCCTACCGGTGGCGGTGGAGGTTCCACAGCATTACCGGTATCTTTATTGTTTGTTTTTAATTTTGCCGGTGCACAGCAAGTCATAGTTAGTGCAAGACCGATCATAAAAAACAGCTTTTTCATATTCACCTCACAAATAAATAGGCTTTTTTTGAAAAAATTACATCCGGTTGTGGATCTTTTGCTCACCACAGCTAACCTATAGTTGATTTGATTTTACCTCGCTGGTGTGGAGGCTCTTAGTAGGTATGGAGCCACCGTTACCTTAGTATATTTATACCGAATGGTTTTGGTTTTCAAATATCGTCTGAAAAGTAATCTTTTACTTTATAAGTAGATAAAACTTTTTTGAATTCAGAATATGTTAATCCTAAAAATCTAGCTGCATCTTTTTTTGAATTAGTAGTTGATATAGCAAATTTTAAAAGAGCTTCTTTTACAATGTATCCTGAATTTCTCCAAATGTCAAATCCATAAAGCCTATTATTAATGTTATTCGCTGAAAGTTCAAACTTTATTGCAATCAAGTCTTCAATTGACAAAGAGTTAATACATGTTAGTAATTCATCATTTATTAAGTTTTTATTCTTTAGTAACTTTATAACACTTTTATTAACTGTAGTAGCTTTCATTCGCAGTCACAACTTTAGTATAATGTTGATTTTCAAAATTGTCAAGTAATTTTTAGCTAACATCGTAAATTGAGCTAATTGAGTCCTTAACGTCATCTTCTTCACTCCAGCGATCATCAATTTCACCTGCTACAGTTACAGCTCGATCACCCTCAATCATTCCGCCGCTAGGACTTTCATGATTATGAGTTCTGTCGCCACTTGACATATCATAATAATATGGCGGGCGCGCCACAGACTGTGAATCGTCGTGAAGAACATTTTCGTGAGCATATATAATCATCTGCTTACACATCAGACCTATCAATAATGCTTGTGCAGAGGCAATATCTTGCGATTTAAGTGTTCGCTCGCGAGGTTCCATCCTGCGTACGCGTTTTGTTGGTGAAGGTTCAACATATGATGAAACTTTGCTTTTAGCTTCTGATATTGAATCATACTCATATATCATTTCACCATCTAGCATCTCGCTAGATCTAGGATCAATTCCCATATACATTACTTTTAAACACGTATCAACGGTTTCCATTATAGTATCTACGTTGGACGTCGCTGAGAAATTAACGGAACTTTTTATCCATTGTACGTATGAAAACTCCATTTTTACACCTATTTTATAATTCTAATTCTGGCGCTGAATCTTGTGCATCTGGCCCAGGATCTGATTTTGCCATATCATAAGCTTGATTTGTAGGCTCATCGACCTGATCTGCTAATTCTGTTTCAAACTTATCAAAATAAAGCTTCAAGTTTGCAATCAAATAATCATAAAAAAGTTCTTGATCTTCTTCGTTCGAAAGTAGCTCATAGGAGTCAATAACACTAGTTTCAATTTTTTTGAAGCTTTGATAAGCCATATTGCGACCAGTTTCATCTTCACCGTCGATTCCAAAAGAGTCGACTGGATCCTCTTCTTCTTGTTCATCATCGGCTGCTTTTTCTGCATCTGTGCGAATGTCAATAAATTTTCCGTCTTCACCACCTTCATCACCAACATCAATTTCAATTTCTTCATCCATATCGATGAATTCATCAAATTCTTGCAGTTGGTCCACTTCATCATCTGCTTCATTATTTGTGATTGCTGGTGTCAGAGTTCCAACAACAGCTTGTATTACGTGTGATCTAAATGATTTTCTTTGTTCAGAACTTGTTGTTAAAAGCTTGTAATCTGTTTCCAAAACTGGTATAATCTTTTTAAGGAGATCTTCTAGAACGTTAATTCCAGTTGATTTATTTGGAGTTGGGCTGTTGTCTGGGGTTTGTGCCTCTTTTAAGCTTTTAAGTTCAATGTCAATAAATGAACGAATAACCTCACGAAGTTGTTGTTCTTCGTCTGATCTTTTTTGCTTGACATGTCTGATCATATGTCTTATACTTTCTCTGAGGGTTTCTTCTTCTTTTTGATTCATCTCATAATTCCTTTTTCCATAATTAGTCTCATAACATCATCTATCGTGCTTATGTCAACATTTTCTTTTATAGCAAGATTCTTGCCAGTAAGCTTGCTTATTTCTTTTTGTTTTTTATTAAATTTCTTTGTCGCGTCTGAATTCCAAGAAGTTCCATCAGAACCGACCATAGCGCCCTGGACAGCGCCGGATGCCATTGAAGAGATTTCATTCATTCCACTATCAATATCAAATATTGAGAGCAAATCAAATATGTTGGCTTCGCCAACAAAGTCTTCAAGCAACTCAATCGCTTCCTCATCTTCATCGGCTTTACCGAGAAGATATCTCATATCAGAGGCGTGGAACGCTAAAGGGTTCTTGCCTGATTTAACACTTGGCATATCATCTTTCAGAGGAGACACATTTAATAATCCCATATATTGGGAAGAATGTGCAACTGGTTGTACAGCAGCGCTAGATAAATCACGCAACAGAACTCCATCCTTGACATATTTAGCAGCTTCTTTAAACCTTGCTGCGTCCCCTCCCTTGGTGCTAACTCCAAGTATTACTTCTGTTCCGGGTTCAACCGGCCCATCTTTTCCTATGAATTCGTATGTGGCTGTAATAGGTGATGCATGCCCAGATACTTGCACGTCTACGTTTGGAAGCTGTCTAGTTAGTAACTCCCACACTCTTTTGGAATCACCACTCGTTATCTCTCGTCCATTTGGTAATTTGCGAGAAGATTTAAGTGGAGCAGAAATCAATACAATAACTTCGTCTGCTTGCGAAGCATATTCTTCGACCATTGCAAGATGCCCCTTGTGAGGTGGTTTGAATGCACCAGGAACAACAGCAATAACTTTTGAAGGACCAACAGGATCAGCATCCTCGTCCTCTATTTCTATTTCGTCGTCCTCCTCGTTTAGCGACGTATCCGCTTGAAAAGCGGATCCCATTCCACCGAGAATAAACTCACCGGTAATTTTTACTGGATTTGGACCAAATAATTTTTCATCACGCAAAACAACACCTTCGTGGTCCATTACATTACCCATTGGACTGGTTAATCCTCTGAGAACATCATTTCCTAACATACGAGTTGCATGCATCATGATAGCGCCATATATTGCAGCTTCTGCATCGGAATCTTCAATTAGTTCCACAATTGGTACAGAACCGTCTAGAATGGCTTTGTAAAGCTCTTTGTGTAGTGGGTGGGTCTTCTTACCATTCTTGAGCTTAACGCTCTTGTAGCGCGGATTAGAGGCCTCTGATAGCCATTCTCTTAATGACTTGGTAATCTCACGGTCATCTGACACTCTTATTGTTAATGGTTCGCTAAGCGTACTCTCAAAATCTATTTCTGAGTCTTGTAATCTTTCTGTTGGTACAGAACCATATACTTCAAATCCGTACTCATTTGCCACTACATTTAATTTCGAAATTAGTTTTTCCATCACTAGCGGATCAAAAGGAACTTCAACGCTTGGAGCTTTTACTCCTTCGGGTCGTTCTGCTCCAGGTCTCTCTTGACCTGTTCGACTGTGAACCTTATGATAAAATTGATTTAGCCCATGGATAGCTAAGAAATTTTCATCATATTGAGTTACATTCGTTGTGCCGGCAACATACTCGGTATTTAGAAACATTGAAGGATTGTCAAGCATCCCCAATTCTTGCAATTCATTTTTTATTGATGGGAGAGCTGTATTTAAAATTGTTAGTAGCGTTCTAATTGCAGGCCGCATTCCGTGTCCTTCCGGAAATCTGTCATCAACTCGGGCCATTGTTATGCCCTCAATGTCAATTGGCTTTAAGGACCCTCTATCTACTGCAAATTGTTTTGCTTCTTCGTCTCCAACAACTTTGAAAGACACATTAACACCGTCGATTTTTACGGCGCCAGCACCTTTTTTTTCAACAAATGTTTTTGCTCTTCCAAAAAAATCTATTAAATCATTACCGCTGTTAACCCACCCTAAATCAAAAGGGTGGTTCATGTGTCCCGCTGCACCGCCCATTACTCGTCTCCCTTAGACTCTTCTAAAATACTAAGTTTTTCTTGTAAGACTCGCATATCGCCCTGCATACGTCGAGCATATCTCTTAACTTCTCTTAAATGTTGTTTAGCTAAAGACATTCTTCTTTTCTCAGTCACGGTTCGTGGTTTGAGATTGGAAATAATTTCTTCGAGACCTTGAATGTAAGTAAAAATAGTCTTTTCATCTAAACTCTCATAGAGAAAATCTTGCCAGTTTTTTTCTAAAGACACTTGTGCGCCCTCCATTTGTTGAAGCCATAATAAGTCCAAAATAAATTTTTGTTTAAGTTTTTTGAGTTCGATTCGAGTCTCAACTTTTACTTTTCCTGCCCATTTGCTTTTCTTTCCTTGACTATGCTAATAGCTTTCATCAAAGCTTCTTTGACTTGCTTGTCACTCAAGTTAGAGTTTTTGATAATTTCCTCAACACGCTCACCAGTTCCTTTCTTTACTCTACGACCTGTTGCACGTGCGCCTTCTCTATCTTCTGCAGGGTGCGAAGGTGATTCATCAAGATCTTCCTTATCATCCTCGTCATCATCTCTTTTTGCCATAGAGTGACTGTGGCCTTCTGCTAATGAAGCGTTTGTTACCTGAATACTATCAAATGGAACGTTTTCCATTATAGTACCATCTTCAAACTTCATATCATAATGAGTAACCTTTCCAAGCTCTTGGTCGAAGTTATGGTTGACTGCTTCTGCCATTTCAACAGTTCCATTTCTCTCCACACCACCGTGATGAACACAATAATGGTTTGGTGAAAAAGCGCCTTCGTCCATGCCTTTCTTTTCCTTTTTATCAGCTGCAGCTTTTTTCATCGACTCTTCCTTATCGCCATCACCATCAATATCAATGTAGTCTGGCTTTTCAGCTTCTTCTTGAACTTCGGCTTCTTCCTGCACTTCTCCAGCACCGTCAAATTCCTCAAACTCCTGCAGGGTGTTAAATTTAAAACCCCAGGCTTCGTTAAGAAGCTTATTTAATTCTCTGTTTTTCCAATCTCTCGTAGACATCTTTTTTTCTCCTTTTTGTAGATGTTCAAAATAAATAGTACTTTTTAGTCCGTCTTCCCAATCACGAAAGCACATATTGCCAATTTCGTATGCTTGACGTTCCATTTCTCTCAAATGCTCATCATTTTGAGCATAACCTTCACCCATTTCTCCGACCTCATTAAACTGACCATCACAGTTTTGCTTATGATGTACAAGCTCATGAGATAAAGAGCGCATAATATCCTTTGGGTGTCGACCGGTGATGTATAAAGTAATCGACTTTTGACCGGGATCATAATGCGCTGTTTTTCCTAAAGGATTTTTAGCATTCTCAGAATCTCCTTTCAAAAAAAGTCTTGGAGGATCCGCAAATCCCATCCTTTTTTTTGCGAAAGGCATAAATTTCTTTATCAACGGCATCAAAGTGTCAATCATACATAACCTAAAGTCAATACAATAAATAGTATTGAATGTTCATTTACGTCAGATGACTTTTATCTGACTTAGAAACGAGCTTTAAACTCATTGTAAAAAACTCTAATTCAATTTTTGGACCGCTTAGTGGCATAACTTTTGAAACTGAAATCATACGATTAGATTTGATCTGATTTTTTATCTCAATAATTATACCGTAATTAGATTCCCAGAGACTATCTTGACTATTCCATGTTTGCCATTCAACAATATCACCGGCACATAAATCTTGAGCGGCTAGTTCTCCAAAACTTAGTTCTTTTTCCATATCATAATTAAAGCTATAGCAGCTAATAAAGTAACTACAGTAAATTCATAACCGCACAACCCATAAATAGCCCACGAACTAGCTAAAATTAAAATACTTTTCCAAATATTATCAAAAGCAAATAACATTAATTAAATCCTAACACTAAAAGTTCATCTTGTTCAATTAAAGCTATTTCTCCAGTTTCAGCATATATCATAACTCTTCCTTCAGGATCAATTCTGGAATCAACAATAAAAACTTTAGTTCCCCTGAGAATCCTGATCATATCTCTGTCTTTTGGGTTATAACACCAGATGTGGCCTTTTCCTGAAATTATACACGGAACAACCAGTGGACCATCTTCTGGTTCTAGTTTACCAGAAATTTGTCTGATTATTCTTTTGATTTCATCTATGTCTAGCGGTTTAGGTGGCATATAAGTAACTAGAATTTGCATTACTCAATATTTCTATGCAAATATCGTCACTTTTTTTAGTATATTCAACAATACCTATAATATATTTTTTATTTAAATTTTTAGCATCGTTAAATTTATCTTCCAAATAGAAAGATTTGTTATACCAGAACCATTTTACAGTGAAGGTGTTTTTTGAATTATTTAGTATTACTCCAACTCGCAAAGGTTTATTAAAACCTGGCCATTTAAAGCTTACTAAATCTCCTACTTTATAATCGTCCACAATACCTTATAACATGTCTTGCGAAAAAAGCAAATTAAATTACGTGAGTGTAAGCTAAAATAAATCCAGTCAATGCTTGTACAACTAAGAAAATTGTAATTGCTTTTGTTTTAAATTCTTTCAAGTCTTCCAGTTGATCAAACATAGATTTAAGCTGCGGTGGGGATGCAACTTCGTCAATACGATCTTTCCAAGCTTTTAACTCTACTACGCGATCTTCGCGGGCCTTCATCAAGGTCATTTCTTGTTTTATCTCTTGAAGCTCGTCTCTTAAAGAATCAATACCAACAGAGAGTGTTTCAAGCTGTTCTAAAACAAGCCTTGAATATTCATTCCATCCATTTTCACTAGGCGCCATGTCTCGTCCTCCAACTCTCTTAATTAGTTAGCAGACTAGCATTTAATCTTCTGGATGTCATACTGGCCATCATTATTGATAACTTTGTTTATGACCAATTCAAAATCTAATGGTTTAACGTCATTTATTTCGGGATTATCGCAAACTTTTGCTAGCACGTCGTCAATATTTTTTTGAGAATCTTCATAATATTCAATACGATTAATGTTTGATTTTCCATCAGGCATAATTTTATTACTTAACATTTTTACCATAACATCACCCTTCGATTCTCCGGCAGTTGCAATCGGTCTAATTTTAGATGAATCAATTCCTATTTCATCAAGGTAGTCTAAAATTGGCCCAAGAGACTTACCCCTTCGAGCTGTTAAAATATAGGTTCTAGAGTTTTCTGAAAAGTTTCTTAGTACGTCAGTGACTAATTTAATCTCAAGAGGATTTTTTACAATAGAAAAGTCACTAAGGTCTATCTTGTATCCAGCATTAATTAATCCATCAACTGCGTCGAAAGCATCTATGCCTTCTTTTTCTGCAGCTGCGTTCATGTATTCTTCAAATTCTTTTTGATCTCGCAATGTGGCTGTCGAACCATCCGGCGCCGTGACACGTGTTTCTGATTCGGTATGTGCTATTGTTTCATCAAAATCAAAAATACGCAGAGTAGTCACGGGCTCATAATTTTCCGCGATAAACTTTCGCCAATTTTCAAGTAGGAGTTTCACGCGCTAGCAATACCTTTTTCAAAACCCTTGAAAGGGTTTTTTAAATCACTTCTTAAATCAATCAAAGTTTGTAACCAGCCTTGAGATTCTGCTACATCCTTCAGCATTGATAAAATACCACTTGGATCTAATGCAGTAACAACTGTTTGAATTAATAGCTTTATTTTTTCTAGATTTTGTTGTACAAAGGCAGCAATTTTTGCTGCACTAGCAACTCCCCCAGACATGGTATCTAATATAGCTTTAGCTCCAAGTTCAACTAGTTTTTGCAAAACTATCGCTAATATCGCCGCACCAGCTTTTAAATATTTTGGACTTCTCAACACTCCAAAAGCTTGAACTATTTGCCTGGATCTATATTTTGGAAATAGCTTTAAAAGAATATTGTTTTTTGTTTTTACTGCAATTGTTCGCATGCTGGAAAAAAAGCTTTGTAATTTTTTTAGTGACGCGTCAACAAAGGACATCAACTGGTTATCCTTCCAATTGTTGAAACTTTGTATTTGTTTTTTTACTGAGTTGAAAGAATTACTAAAAAACGATCCAATACTCTCATCAAGCAATCTCTGCTGCTCTTCTATTATGAGCATTTCAGTAACATAATTACCTGCCCAAATTTCTTCTACAAGATTTTCGGCAGATCTCTGCTCGTTTAAATAATCTCGCCAATTTTCAAGTAGGAGTTTCACATCTCTTTCCAATATTTTATCCAGGCATATGCCTTTCTTTCATTTAAGTAGTTTTCTTTTTCGTCGTTATCATATGCCTCAAGCTCAAAAGGATTAACATAATATGCCTCTTTACCTCCGAGTCCCGACAATAAACCGTTTAAATGAAAATAAGCATACATAATCCATTGAAAAATAAACAACATTTCAACTTGCTGTTTGTAGTGAATTGTTTCATGTCTTCTTACTCTTTCATCTAATTCTCCTCGCGAGAAAACAAAAATAAAAAAACTTAGCGCATTTATTTCAATTGGAGCCAGCTTGGATAACCAAACTGGTATTTTGCTATTTTCAAAAAATAAAGGAAACATTATTTAACTTCCTCTACTGATTTATCCATTTCATTATCAAAATCAGATCTAATCCAAACCATTGAATTGAATTGTGCTCTTTTTCTTTCCAACACTAAAGATCCTTGTGGTTTAACCAATTCTCCTTGTACCTCCACACTTTCAAAATCAATTTCAGTTTTTTGTTTATAAACAACGCGAGGCTCCTCCTCGTCGTTTGCATATGCAACACTCGATAGTAAAAATATTAAAATGTATCTCACTCCGATTCCTCCTTTATTTGTACAGATTTTGCCTCTGCCGGCTTATCATCCGGTAAATCCTTGGTACTTATAAAAGCAGCTAGGCTTAAGCAAGCAAATCCAATTATAATTAGTTCCATTTAGTTATCATAGTTCCTGTCAATATCGTCTCTTACCATTGTAGTAGCTTTTAACATATCTTCCGAATTAACCTCTTTAAGTATTAAACTACCTGTTTTTGGTTCGTAATACATACCGATTAAATCACCTTTTGATATACTTTTCATCTCTTCTTCGGTTAATGTAATTTTTCCGCCATTCTTTTTTACTAACATTGTAATGATGCTAAAAAGATATTCTGGGTCTTTTAGGTATTTGCTCATGAGTTTAAAAATCCTTTCCACGTTTTTACGAGGTTTTCGTTTGTTTGCATAAATGATGGCTGGCGAGAATTAACAAACTGAGCTAATACTCTATTAAATACCACCTTAAGGTTGTCTTCATCGTCCATTTCACCTTCTACAAGCTCTTGAAACAACTGAGCCATAATGTCAGGCTCGTCAGCATTAATGGAAAATACAGCGGTATATCCAATCTCACCGCCTTTTTCAACTGTTACAGCATCCATAGATAAGTAGTATCGTGTATTTATTGCTTTTCTTGGCTCTTCTAAAAGTTGTTTTCTCAATTCAATTTTAAAGTCGCGAGAATCAACGATCTGCTTTAGTACCTCGATACCTAATCCTAAATCTTCCGGATCGTAGTAATGTGTATAACGTGCTGTAGACTCATACGACTCAGAGTATTGTCCATCAGTGTCGAGATCCCATTCATATGAGGTAAGTGCCCTGTCTTCGATGGACATGGCGAGTTCCATATATCTACCGCCTTCCATTTGCCCTTCGCGTTTGAAATAATCAGTGAGCACAGCTTCAAACTGATCTCTTCTGTCATCGATTATCACATCGATGTTTTCAAGTGCTTCTCTGTATTCGTCTGGCATAGCCATATAACCGTTACCATAAATGTCAGGATGCTCAAAGTTAATTTTCATAGTTAAGTGTATTTCTTCACGAACACGACGTATAACAGGTGTATAGTTGTTGGAGTCTTCAAATATATCACCATATACCGCAATCACCTCATCGACTGAGTTCCAAACAACTTCTTCGTGGTTACCGGGCAGTCTTTTCCACTCATCAACCGGCCACTTAGCAATAAACGCTGCGAAAGGTCTAATATAAGCGCTATCGGCACCATCATCTTGAACTTCATAATCAGAATATGTTTGAGCCATTCTGTTATTGAACTCATTCATTATTTCTTCGCACTGTGCATTATATTGTGCAATGATATCGCCAACCAAATTAGCGTCTAATGCGTCTTCTGTGTCGGTGTTTTGCTTCATTGAACCTTCGACATCTACACCGGGACCAACTAGTTGACGCACCAATTTGCGACGGCCCTCTTTACCAGAAGTATCTTCATATGATCCGCCAAACAACATAAATTTACTGAGATCAATCATTCCATCTTGTTTTGGCATATTTGCGATGACTTCTTCTTGGCTATTTCTTGCCCAATCAGTAACTCTATTAACTAAACCGGGAATATCCATACCATAAACACGCTTTTCAGGCATTCCAACGTCTTGTCCATCATCCCAGCGCTTCGGAGGCTCGTCACCTTCGTAATATCTAACATGACGGATGCGTGTGCGAGAAATTGGCTCAATATCGCCAGTAAATGGGCGTTTATCGTCAGCAAATATCTCACCTTCTTGTATTTCTTGCTCTGCGCTGTCTATATTACCCGTGTTAGTGGCGCTCAGAAGGTCTTCTGTCTCAACCACGTATGCTACCGCTCCGTGGCCCTGTGCCTCGGCTACAGCGCATTTATAGTACGATTGATAGGCATTTTGGCGACTAGCTGGAGAGTGACAAGAGGTAATCGTATCAAAATCACTCATTCTGAGCACATCTATCGGATGTCGAGTAATGATAATGGAATATTTGTCATTATCGAGGTTATTTATCTCTTTTTTGATGAATCCGGCGTTCTTTTTCCAATATTCACCGTATTCAGTGGCTAAATCGGTTAAATTGTAACCTGCTGGGCCTGCAACGCCCGGATTTACGACATATAAGTAAATTTGAGTGTTAATTCTCTGAAAATTCTCATATTCTTTCTCGTCAAGCGCTGCTTTGAGCATTTTTCCGGTAACTCGGTTTGGTGTCCTAACTGGTTCGCCATCTGCTAATTTATAGTTGATATTCGCCATATGTTTGTAGACTTTTTGGTATATTTCGTCTTTTCTTCGGCTTAAATCAGCTAATTTAGAGAAAAGTTTGCCGATTTTCATCTGAATCTTCTTTGTTTTCTTCTTTTCGGGCTGCCCACCCTGCATACCAATTAAAGTATCAAGTAAATCCTCGGCTGTACGTAGATCTCGCTCGGCATACACCATACCTTTCTCCCAATCTACGTCATATTCTTGAGATCTGAAGAATTCTGAGAACTTTCCAAGATCTGAACTTGGATCAGTGGTCGGAAACGGTATAACAACGCGCATTTTGTTGCTAAAAAGGTCATTTAAGGGCAAATTTGCTGGATTTAGGTCATCCAACACGTCTTCAAGCACTCGCATCTCGTCTTCGGTGACTTCTCGGAGCACTTTTTCGTTAACAGGGACACAATTTGGCACCATCCGGCCACCTTTGTCCTTCATACCAACCTGTTTATAGCCATCCCAGCATTTTTCTACCAAAGGTTCGACTTCTTCGTTCTTTTTCTTGCTTTTTTTGACACAATTTGGGTATCTTTTCCCAAACATGGTCTTCATACCCTTTTTTTCATATCCAGGCCAACACTTTTCTTGTAAAGTATCTAAAAGTGCCTCTGTTTTAGCTAAAATTTGCTCATCAGTGGCCATTTCACTTTCCTTTGCGAGAATATTTACCTGAACATTTCCATTTTTGACGAGAAAGACATAATGGACTACTTCTGTCCTTACCAGAACAGTCTTTTCCGTGAGATTTCATATCTCCATACGATCTTGCGCAGTAAGAATCACCTTTTGAGGTACCAGGAGAGATAGAATAACCTTTTGCGCCGTAAGAAACACATTTTCCTTTAACTCTGCGTGCATATTTCTTGCCTTTTGACGGTGTACATCCTTTTTTCTTCTTCTCATTAAGAGCATCTTCATCTTCAGTCAATCCATAGTATAAAGATTCTTCAAGATAAGCCTCAGTTTCTTCATAAGAGTATAATTCAGCTAAATCTGCTACTATTTTGTTCTCTTCCTCGATTTGAACTGCTTCTTTTTTAGAGTTGCCCCAGTTTTTAGCTCCAACTTTACGGCATTTTACAAGGGCACCGGAGGCGTATGCACTGGGCCAGACTTTATAACGTGATTTTACCTTGTGATAGCAGGCATCTTTTGAGCCTTTCTTTTCTGTCAGATATTCTTGAAGCTCTTTTTTAATGATAACTTTTAATTTTTCATTATTTTTGCCATAAGTTCGACATGGTTTTTGTCCGCAACCACAATTCATACCTTCGTTGACTTCATTTTCTTCTTTTAAATCGTCATCTTCGGTGCTATCAAGAATTTTATCAATTCTTTCTGCCTGTCCTTTGTGCATTTTTGAAGCTCCGTGCAGTTCTTTAGATATTTTTTCAAGTTCTTTTTCGTCTTCTTTTGAGTGAGACTCTAAAAAAACTGCTTCAAGTTCTTCACGAACAATTTTTTCTAAATCCATTTGTAATTCCTCATTTTTTTTAGATTTTCCTTTCTTTCCCCACGATTTTCCCTTGCCTCTTTCTTTGCAAGCGCCAGGTGTTGGCCTACAAGCGGGGTATTTTTTGCGACTTTCACCGGATCCGCGGCCGCAAGACTTGTAACCACCCTTTCCATCTGGCGCATTACAGTCAACCCAGCCTTTTTTTGAGCCTTTAGCTCCTTTTCTTCCGAACCAATCCCTTAGAGAAGACTCTTTGCTGGACTCAGTGCCGGCTTTTTTTCTTTTTTCATCAAGATTATCATATAAATCATTCATTTTTAGACATTTCCAAAGCTTTCTCCAATAAATAGATCGGAATTTCAGTATCTTCTATGTCTTTTATATCATTAATTGTTAACCACTTGTATGCGTCATGCTCTATTTCACCTGTTTCTGGATTTGGGATGTCCACATTTACCTCTCCAGTCCAATTTTGAGTTAAAAAATAGTGCTTACCTTTCTTTGGCTCTCCAAGATATTTTAAATCACCCAACTTACAAGATAGGCCGGCTTCCTCTTCAAGTTCTCTAACTGCGCCGGCTTCTATTGAATTATCTTTATCATCAATATGCCCACCTGGCATTGTCCAAGAACCAGCTCTATCATCAATATTAGAGCGTCTTAAAATTAAAAATTGCTGATTATCATTAAGACAAACAACAATTCCTACTGTTTTCTTCTCACCTTCTGTGAGAAATTTATTCCATTTATATTTCATTTGCAAGCTTTGGGATCTTTTCCTTGATACCCCCTACAGAAACTTCTAAGCGCCCTATCTATATTGACTTTTGTTATTGGCGCTACCCAAATCATGTTTTCTTGAACTTGTATCTCTGGATAGTACTCAACGTCTACGCCATATAATATACCTACTTGGCGTCCTTTTGTATCATAAATTACAGAACCTGAGCACCCAAACCACCCATATGTTTGAAGTATTATATGGTTTCCAATACCTGGACCATCAGCATAGCCGGCAACTCTGCCGCTAAATGACATAAGCTTGTGAGATGAAGGATATCCTGAATATATTATATTTGTCCCAACGCTGGCAATTTTACCTAGGGGTTCATATTTCATTGGCTCAATTGTTCTAAAGGGAGTTCTTAAATATAATATAGCTATATCGTTTGCTTTATCTGCATATATGAGAGTACCTATGTGAGACTCCTGCTTGTGTATAACTAAATATTTCATTCCCAGTATGCCATCTGCAACATGTTGTGCTGTAAATACCAAATTGACATCTTTATATTTTATATAAGATCCTGATCCGTGCCCCCCAGAAAAAGCTTCCGTGACTCTTACGGCAGCAGAACGTACCTTCTTTTCAACTGAGCTGTTTATTGTTTCAAAACGATCTACAGGTAAAGAAGGAGTGTAATCAGATACATTCGCTTGCGCCGTTCCTGTTAATAAAAATAAAATGATTGTAAATAACTTAAGCACCGGTGTCGTCCTCTTCTTCGTAATACCTGTATCCAATTTCTACTAATGTGCTGCCAGGTGGTATTGTACTGAAATAAACGGTATTATCAAATTCAGAATACGACCAAGTTGTAATTCCAGGCTCAATAAGCGCCCCATTCATAAAGACGCGAACAGATTCTGGAATTGCTTCGTGACTTAATTTCCAAGATTCATGAGGCTCAATAGATGCAGCTGCATCAGCAACTCCAGCAGTCCAATCGTCAGCGCATATGTCAATTACATTTCCGCTAAATGCATTAGTAGCATCCATATATCGTGTTCCCACATCTATTGGGCTAACCCAAGTATCACATAATGACTCAGTTGGCTCTTGGTTTACAATGCTAGCAAGAAATACAGAGCCACCTCGTAAGGCGCCATACCAACTAATAAAGTCATATTCATCAGTAAAATGATCATTACTCTGTTCTTGCTCATCAGAAACAAACACTACTAGTAGACCAGCATCGGGTCTCATCCAGGTGCCAGAGTAAGAATTGTTGACAATATATTCATAAACCGCATCAAAACCTTCTTCAAAGCCACCTCGACCCATAGCACTATACATTGCTTCAGCATCTAAAACATCATCTCCTGGCACTAATGGAAATTGGTTTTCCATAACTGCGCGAGATGGATCGTTTGAAATCATAGCCAATCGCCAGCTAGTAGGCGGCAAAGCTCCGAGCATTGCGCTTATGCCGGCCATCAACTGTGGATCATACCGATGCATTGAGCCGGAGGTATCAATAACCCACAGGATATCAATTCCGTCGACAGTATTTGGTTGAGTAAAAGAATCTACCCAAACCAATCCAGGATCGTCAAATCCAGTGTCTATATAAACCGGTACTTCTACCTCTATATAAACAGGTACCTCGACCTCCTCAACAACAGTTTCGGTTTCAACTACAGTTTTTGTTTCTACAATTGTTTTTGTTTCGCCCGTTATAATACTATAATCAGGGCTGCATCCAAATACAGTTAAAATGCCAAGTAAAATATATAGAAATTTGTGTACCATCCATTAATAACTATCACGATTTTTGATTTGGTTCCCTTAATAAAACAAAACTTAGCAACATCATATTGATAATTGACAAGCAAGAAAGCTCAAAAGCAGCCTCTCCGGACATTGCAACACTAGCAAAAACAAAGAGAAATATGTTAACAAAAAAAGCCACCACACTTGCGATGAAGAGTGCGCGGTTAAATTTTGAAAACAATCCTCTCACATAGTAACTATCAAATACGCTTTCAAGAAGATATTATTTCTAAACTCAGAGGGTAGTGCAATTGAATTTCAGAATAATCAAAAACATAAACCGGCAACATAGGAAACATCGACAATTGTTCTATTTCTTGCTCTCCGACAATAAAGCCATACTTGAATTCAGTATCACCTCTATAGTTCGTAATACGCACCTTGACAAGATCACCAACTTTATGATCAAATTCCATACGTGGTCCAATATTGCAGACCTCTCCGTCTAAATCGCGAAATTTTTTACTCAAATTTTTTCCCAAAATTTTTCATTTTAAATTAACTTGCGTAGTGCCCAAATACACCCGCAATAACAAGGTTTATTAATCCAGACTCAGTATATGGTGATCGTCTATTTCTAGCATCAGTCGCAGGACCAGACCACAAAATATCCCAAGCCCAAATTTTCACCTCATCATCTTCGTATATATCATGTAACACGTCATAGCGAAAAAGCAACAATCCTACATCACCGGTAGTTTTGTCAATAACAATATCGCCTGCCTTCAATTGCAGCTTGTAAGCGTGCTCGGACATATGCCATAATTAGCACATTTAAAAGCTTTCTAATTATACTTTAATTCTATCGATAATATAAGGGTGTTGTAAAGAAAGGTCCTTATAAAGTTTTTTCATCACCTTTTTTGTAACGTCGGCGACGGTTTCTTTAGTTTCCTTTGAACTCAAGGCTTTTTCTAGTTCTTCTTCTAAAGCTTTCTTTAGTTCTCTCTTGAGTGATTTTTCAAGTTCTTTCGCAATTAAAGTTTTAATTTCGCTTTTGTCAGCGGCAGAAAGTTCTTCTAATAAAATTGTTTCGATATCGCTTTTAGACAGCATGCTTTCAACTCCCTCTATAAATAGTACGAAAAATCTTTAAGATGCACGATGCACCAGCTTTAAATTACTTACTACCGCTGGTTCGACTTTATTTCGCTTAAACCAGTAAATTTCGTACATAATATCTGATAAATATCCTGGTACGGTACCGAGGACAATCCCCAGTGTTTCTTCCCGTCTGGTAACATACACATAATCTGGTGAGTACTTATACCCTATGAATGTCACTAAATCGCCAATTTGGTACGTATAGTCAGCAGAACCGGTCACATATTATATATGCACAATATCCAGAAATTTCCCCGGCGCCGTTTTCGCGCACGGGTTTAATCTTTCACCAATTGACCGTATGGTCTTAGGCGCTTTATACTGTGCATCCATACACGCTCCATATTTGGATACGTACGCTTAATCCACCATATCTTTGCCATATTCATTTTAGGATCGCTATGGTCGACTGGCTTGTCGTATAGCTCCATTACAATTGCTATACCACCGTGGCAGCTGCATGTCACTAAGTCGCCAACTTTCAAATTATGCTTAGGCGGTATCTCGAAAAAGTCTTTCACGTTTTCTAGGAATTCCACCTATTAACTAGCTGATGACTTTTTCTTTTTTACCTCTTCGGTTAAAGTACGCTCACATTCCGGACAGACTGCCGGCAATTTTATTACCATACCTGTCCCGCAATGCCAACACGTGTATTTGTATTTGCTCTCGCTCATATAATAACTAGCTCTTAATATCTCAAAAATTCTCAGCGGTATTGAAAACGACCTTAGCCGGCTTGTCAGGGATATGTCAAGTGCAGGGACATACATCCCGGGTAGGGGGGTAGGGGGTACCACCACCCGGCACCTGTCAAGAAACTGTCAAATCATTTAGCATAACTGTTTACATTCTTATTACGTATACTGTCTACTATCACATAACTGTACACGTATAATACTATCGGTGCATAACACATGACGATAGTGCAGGTTTCCCCTGCTCTTTTTAATAATGTTCTTAGTCTCGGCATTGTTTCCCTCGCTACCTAAACAGTTATTGTATTAATAAACTGTATTCGTTTACGTATTCTCGCGCACAAATCCATTCGCTTTAAGGCGAACACTAACTAAGTGCTTGGAATCGTTGACGTTTCTCAATAAGCCATAAGCAGGTACAGCATAGCCGTCCACATAATCGCGCCCAATGCATCGTAAACTTTCATCTCGGTCGTGTAGTTCATAGCTATCTCTCCTTGCTATACTATAATATAATCACCCTCGCGCATGCCGTCAAGGGGCACAGTGCAATAAAAGCGGACATATTCTGACTTGACACGATAAATGTGTTGCGCGATAGTGTGTGTGCGTATATACTAAACTCCATCACAATATAAAGCACATAAACACACAGCACCATCGAACAATAACAAAAACAATCACATAGCCAGTTTGTCAGACACTACCTAAACACACTTATGTATGTTTTGTGTATAGACTGTTTATTACTACACACGCAACTGTTTGCAAAGTCTGTAGAGAGTTATTGTAAATAATATAGTTATCCTCAGACTTGTTAACAATAACGCATAACGCTTTTGCTTTACCATCTGATAACGTCTTTCTTTTTACTAACTCTCCAACCTCAAACATCTACAGTTCTACACCTTTCCTTTTATAAGGGTTCTCGCTCTCAACAGGTACACGCTCAAGTTGGTACTGAGTCTCAAAGACAGAACGCAAGCCGCGCACTTCCTTTGCAACCTCGTTGATTGCAACAATAACAAAAATGACAGCGAACACCGTTGCCACAAAAACAATAAACTCCATCCTATTCACCTCCTTGTTTTGAGAATAGATCGTTTACAGTATCGTCAGGAAGTTTATGCTTCCGCGTAAACAGTTCCCGCAATCCATCCTGATCGAGCGTTGAAGGATCTGGATGACTCCGTGGTTCCCTACGTTCAAACAGTCTTTTCAAATCTTTAATCATTTTCTTCATCCTCTTTCGCTTGCGCGGTCATCCGTGCAATATCGGCAACGGTTAAAGGGTTTTCTTTCCTGCGTTTGTTTTGTTCTCGGAGAAGTTTATTGTAACGCTTCTTCTCATGTTTGTTTACGTGTACGTTCTCGACTCCAAGCGCACGGAAGCGGCGAGCGCCTTCGGTGGCTGCGGCCTTGTCGCTTGGCTTTGTCAGAATAGTCTCAGTGCAATCAAGTTTACCCTCGATGTATGTGACTTCTGTTTTTGATACGTAATACTTTGACATAATAAAAGGGGGGATCTTTATTTTAATACTC